CTGCGTTGACACCTGCGCGGAAGTTAGAAGTACCGGCAGTATTAGAGGCTAAATCACCATCGACAAACAAACTTGCAGCGGCTAAATCCGTAAACGCATCAACCATCGCAGCGCCTGATCCAGCACCGTCGCTGTAAATCGCTTTGGTCTGACCATTCAGTATGGTGATGTTTGCGCCAGAGCCTTGGCTGATAATGATGCTCTGTGATCCGCTGGTTGCGTTCTCAATGAACCAGAGCTTGCTGACCGTGTTTGGCCCTAGAGTGATGGTGCAAGTTGAATCAAGAGTGCCAGTGTATTTGAGGAAGAGACTGCGGCCCGGATCAGTAGACCCGTCAGCAATAGTAGTAGTGTGAGTATCAGCATTCGTCGTAATAGCTTCGGTGCCAAAACTAAATGCCTCTGCAATTAGCTCTAAATTTGTATTTGTACTGGTGCCCCACGAACCTGATTCATCGCCTGTGGCAATCTCTTTTAAGCGTAGGTCGTTAACGTAAGTTGCCATTTAAGCTACCTCTTCCCAATTTGGAGTTTGACTATCTGTTATAGCAGTCCAACTCGGTGTTTGACTCGTTGATATAGTTGAGTAATTTGGCGTCTGGCTATCATCTACTAAGCCCCAAACATTAACAATGTTAACTATACCTGTTGCAGATACTCCCGTAACGCCAATAACGGCGTCGGCAACTGTTACATCCCCAGCCGCCCCTGTGCCCGCGACACCCGTTGGAACAATCGTTTGACCCAGAGCAATACTGACTGTAGTGACCGCGCCAGTGCCCGCAACGCCCGTGGGCGATACATTCGCACCTGCTGTCGGCGTAACTGACCCAACCGCTCCCGTACCTGCGACACCCGTTGGCGATACACTAGCCCCTGCGGAAACGGTAGTTGTTGTAACCGCGCCAGTGCCTGCAACACCCGTAACGGATATGATGTTGCTCGTAACGAGTGATATGCTGCCGAGCGCAGAAGTTCCAGCAACGCCCGTAACGGAGACATTTGCGCCCGCTGAGACTGTGACCGACCCGACTGCCCCTGTTGCAGAAACGCCTGTGACAGAGACATTTGCATCTGCTGAGACGGTGACTGTTGTGACTGCGCCAGTGCCTGCAACGCCCGTAACGGTAACTGGAATAGAGCCTTCGCCCCATCCAAGGTCACCCCAAGCACCGCGTCCCCAGCCATTAACAACCGCCACATATTACTCGCTATGCAATACGGATGATTGCGTTAGACGCATCTGCTGTCGGGAACTGGATCGTAAAATCACCCGCAGTTGAGGTCTTATCGCCACCAAAAGCTAACGTACAAACAGCTTTATCTGATTGTGTATCGTTGTATATAAGCGCACCGTTTGCAGTGATAGTGCTCGAACTGAATGTAAGGTCAGAAAAGTCGCACAAGGCTGTTGTTCCGCTAGCAACCGGGGTAACGCTGGTCAACGCTGCACCTGCCGCTGTGTATCCTGTACCAGACACTTCGTTAGATGTTGAATACGCAGTGGTGCTTGCGCCCAAGGAAGCCGAACTTGTGTACAAAGCTAGCTTGAACGTATTGCCAGAAGTGGCAGTAAAATTATGCGTGCCAACAAGTATTTCTTGCTTGAAAGACGTGCACATAGCTGTAGATATAGCCATTATAGACTCCTAATTATGTCTGCCATGTCTTTATGACCTTGACGTTCTAGTTCTGCAATAAGTGTTGTCCTATCGCTCTTTATTGCTTCTTTTATGTAGTGCAAAGCCGTGGCTCTGACTGCTTCCTTGAACGCTTCCGCTTGTTGCGCTATCACGGGGTGACAACTGCTACCTACGCTAACGATCCTACCTGCGGCGGCTTGCGCCCAGAACTCAGGGTCATGCCCTTTGTTTTCTGTAGTGGCAACGAAAACATTACCTACTTCTATTTGCGGAGTTTGTAACAACATATAACTTCTTACTGCACCGTTAGCCTAGCTTGCCCAGAACGATACGTGTCAGAACGTAACTTACCGTCACCCAGTACCTTGAGTAACGACATAGCTGATACGTACATCTTATCGTAAAGCGCAATCATATCAGGCTCACCCTTCATAAATCGTATAGCTTCTACTAGGGCACCGTTTAGTAGCGCAGAGTCAAACTCATCGCCAAGATAGGTGGTGCTAGCGGTAACAATAGACTCAGGATAGTAGCCGTAATGAAGCTCTGTTGAGTAATTACTGTTAGGTGTAGGCCCAAGAATAAACGCATCATCGTTGAATATAGCGTAGTGCTTAGGTACTCCCGTTGCTGTGCTGGTGGAATACGCCTCACGTATGAAGTTAACGTCTTTGTTTAGTAAGAACGTGTAGTTACCACTACCGTCTATGACCGCTAGGCTGTATACGTACAAAAAATCAGTAGGGACTGACAGATACACGTTACTGGATGTCATGGTGCCAGTAACATTTTTACGCAGTGCGGGTATCTGCACAGCATTGTATATCTTCTGTTCCGCCTGTTTCGTGAACATAGCGAGCTGGTCATCTGTGAACGTAAGCTCACAAATGTCCTCAATATTTGTTTTTAGCTCGGTATAGTTCATGTTTTACGCCATAGGGCCGCGAGCCATAAGTCCTTTTGTAGCAGCGCCTGTACCACGAACTTTGATTCCAGTGGTCTTAACGCCCTTCATATCAGGCTTAGGTGCATCTTTTACTTCTTTGATTTTACTATCTTTTTTCATAGCTATTCTCTAAGTTGTTGTCACTGTTACTGTTCCGACTTGCCCTGTTGCTACTAAATCGTTAGGAGTTAGCCCAAAGGGGTCATCGCCTGCGCCTACAGGGTTCCATCCCCACTGTATCTGCCTACTGCTATTAGCCCCTGCTACCCCTAAACTCCTATCAGGTCTTGGGTCGCGTATGGCTTGCGGGTCGTCTACTGGAAACTCACCTAGCTTTAGCTGCGGCTGACCGGGATTCCAACAGGTAGGACACGCCTTTAAGTTTGTATCACGCCCTTTGCGTATTAAATTCTTTAACTCACGTAGCTTATACTGAAACCCACAAATGTCACATTCAGCAATGGCTCTTTTAGTGGATGCAAACCTATTAGACATAGCTGATGCGCGGCACAAAGCGTGCAGCGGTCTTATCCCTATCTTCTCCAGCCGCCAAAGCAAACTGCTCTTCGTAAGCGTCTTTTAGCATAGGTACTCGTGCCATAAGCTCTGGTTCTTTCATAGATATGTAGTACGCCAGTCCAGCGACCAGACACGGAAAGAACCTGAAGTTCATATCAGCGGTCTCTACGCCAGTACCCGCGTCCTGTATACGTCGCATACGGTAATACTTGAATATGTACTCGTCGTTTTTGTCAGGTACAGGCCACACGTTAATCTTAGGATTGTCTCTAAGACGTTCTACGTAAACCTGAATCGGCCTGCCTTCTGTTAACTTGTTAGGTATGGATGCGTATGTGCTGACGCTAATACGACTTATGGTCAGATCAGACTGCGTAGTAGTGTTTCCACTGTTTGTTCGTATGACTTGCTCTAGCAGGTCAATGGTATCGGCAGGCAAATCATACTGACTTGTGCCCTTGACCATCGTCACAGTGCCTTCGTCAATCGTCCACATATTGATGCCACGATTCTGCCACTCAATGGTCATCAGGTTCATAGAACGTCTGGCGGTGCGTAAGTCATATCCAGAACGCATTTCACGACCCGCACGTTCCCACGCTTCTTCAGCGATCTCCGTGAAGTCCATATCAAATGCTGTTGTTCCAGATGTTGTCATGGCCTATTACCTTGTACGTACAGCGTCTTCTTCCTACGCTTGTTCATTACTGCGCCACAACCTTTGTGATTTGCGCGTATTGGGCCACCAGCTTTCGCTGTTTTAACCTTGGCTTTGGGAGTATTAGATACTACCTGCTGCCCTGTGGCACCTGCCTTTTTCTTCTTACGCGCTGTGGTAGCGCGTTCAGACTGGCTCAGTGACTGTGCTTTAGCTTTAGGTAAGCAGCGATCTGGGTTCTTTTTGTCTTTCGACGTGCCGCATGGCCCTTTGATCTTGCCATCGGTGCCAATACGAACCCACTGCTGATCCCGCCACTGTTTAAGCTGCCCCATTACTTACTCTTCTTCTTGCTGCCCTTAGCATAGTTAGGGTCTTTGCAATACTTAGAAGCCGCCATGTTCGCATAAGCAGACGGGTAGGTATCAAACGTGCGCTTGGCCCACGCTTTGCCTTTCGGGCAGATCTTACCGCCCGACTTCACCTTACCGCCTGACTTGTAATAACGTCTCATCGCATTTTAGCCTTACGTAGACCTTTCCGCTCAATACCGGCACCGCGAACTTTACCGCCTTTCTTAAACTTCAAAGGCATTTCTTCTTTGGGCGATCTAGGTGCGCGAGCCTCTGTTTCTTGTTTAGCCACTCGTTTGTCACGCATAGTGTCCTGCTGTCTGCGTATAGACTGAGGACTCCGCGTCCGTGTAACACCCTACATTAGCTTTATCCGCCATGTCACTTACGGTTTTGTCACGGTCACTAAGCTCTTTCTTAGCCGCTTCGACAGCTTTCTTTCCAAACTTTGCGGCTGCTGCCCTAGCACCGTTTGATGCTAAAAATTGAGCTACTGCGCCTAGTGCTGGTAATGGCATATATTTCTCCTAACGCATCTTCGCTGGACGTACGCCCTTACGAGCTATGCCAGCGCCTCTTACTTTGCCACCCTTTTTGTAGCCCTTATACAGACTAGGGTTCTCTTTTATACGCTGTCGTTTTTTCTTCTGAGCAGCTTTTTTCCTTTTCTCTTCAGCTAGGCGTTTTTCTCGGTATGCAAGTATTTCTTCCATAGTTGGCCTGTCTTCTGACATACCGGGAATAAGACCTCTAACGCCTTCTTTCTCATATCCAGCACCAAAGACATCTTTGCGAGCTTCATTTAGTTCTCCAATAAAACTAAATGGCCCTTTGCTTTTTTTATCTTTAGCCATACCTAACTCCTAACGCATCTTCGCTGGACGTACGCCCTTACGAGCGATACCGGCACCGCGAACCTTTTGCTTCTTACCACCAGCGGCTCCACCTTTTGAGTAGCCCTTGGTCTTCATCATGCCGCCTTTAGCCATGTAACCCATCTTGTTACGTACTTGCTTTGGTAGCTTTTTGAGTCCCGTATTGCCTTCTGGTGCTTTCTTCAGTGGGCCACCAACAGCCATGCCCTTGGCTTTCATTTTACCGCCAGCACTCATGCCTTTGGCTTTCATCTTGCCACCAGCACTATAACCTTTGGACTTCATCTTACCGCCAGCTTTCATGCCCTTGGCTTTCATTTTCGACTTCATCATGCCGCCACCCATAGCTTTCTTAGGTGGACGCTTACCTTCGCGATCCATGAAGTTTAGGTACTGCCGTAGGGTCATGCCCGTCTCTTGTAACTGCTCACGGGTTACATTGGCACGCTTATCTCGGCCTTCACCGACATTACGTCCGCCTTACCAGTCACCGTGCCGCGTAATGGACGTGGTGGCTTCTTTGCAGTTGGCTTCGCAGGAGGTCCTGCCTTTGGGGGGCGAGGTGCAGTTGTAGGTGGCGTTTGTGGCTTCGCTGGGCGTTTTGCTTTTGGGTCAGCAGCGTTAGCCAAACTGATCGCAGAGGGGCGCTTAGGCATTGGACGGTCTTTCTTGACCATAGCCATGTTAGCTTCGCGCTCTCGCTTCATTCGATCCTGTCGTAGCTGTTCTTTATTCTTAGCGCCGCCCACAGCCGTTTTACTAGGTTCACTACGTCTACGTGCCGCAGCACCTCTTTTAAGCCTGCGTCTAGTACCCGGAGGCGTATTATCTATCTTAATCATGGCTTACTCCTTGTCTGCGTACAGATTATCAAACACTTGATTCACGTCGAGCGTGTAGTCCAGATCGGACTTGCTGTAGTGAATGTGTTGAGAAGGACGAAAATCTGGTGCGCCCTCTCCCGTTTCAAACCAAGCGGGATGTGTCACCCGCACCCTATTATTTGGTAGAGCCACGATGTTACCCGTATATGGGCCAGCATCTAACAGCTCCATCACATGACTCTGCTTGTGTTGTGCAGGGTCGTCAGCAATCTCATTGTTTGTATAGTCCACTGTGAACATATACTTCGCGGGGTACATTTCCCCGTCAATCTTAGCCATCCAAGGACACGGTGTGGCTCTATCAAGCACGTACACAGCGTGATCCCTCGAACTGCAATCCCAAGGCTGCGCTGCCCACACAGGCATAGGTTCGGGCCACTCCTCTAACGGGGTATCCCCTACCAACGCTGTAATCGGCATCCGTGCCCACATCGCACCTCCATGCACATTGGGTTCGTCTTCTTCGTCGTATGTTTCAGCTCCAGGTAAAAATTACCTGAAAACTCAAACACCTAGTTGGCATCGTTGTTACTGCAATCGCCATAGCGTGAATAAACTCGCCGTGGTACTTCTCGTGATTGTGTGTGTACTCCTTTCGCACCCAGCACTTAAAGTACGGGATGTTACTTTGCAAGTATGCCATCTAACAGTTCCACCTCTTCCTCGCCTGCCTTAACCTTGAGTTAGGATCTTTGGCTGCTTTTGGAAATTTCTTCATTTGTCCCGCAGAACGTGCACAGAACGACTTTCGACGCGCTGCACGCTTTCCAGTGGGTTTTTTCTCTGTCACTGCGGTTTGCAGCTTACTACCGGGGTTTTGCCGTCTGTATTTAGCAACGCCTTTTGCTGTCATACCAGCACCAGACTTAGTGGGGCGCTTGTCCCCACTCTTTACAGACATGCCCGCCATACCACCTTTTTTGAACGAGGGGCATGGCGATGCCTTCTTGTAGTAGTTACGCATGGAACGCCGTGATAGACGTAAACGTACCTCCTGTATAGGTAATGATTATCCCACTTGGGAATCGCACACCTTCTACTGGTATGGTCACATCTCGCGTCACAGTTGCACTAGCCACAGTTCCTATCTCCATCAGGGTTGTACCTGAAACAGAAGTAGTCCTGAACTTTATAGTGCCTGCTGTGCCTGAGTTGACAATATACGCACCTTTTAACCTAGCAGGGCCAGCAAAGATGTTGTCTGCACAGCTTGCACTAACTCCAGCTTTTACATTACCTGCTGGGTCGCCCGCAGCGGTTATAGAAGCAATGGTCTTGAAGAAATTACTGCTAGTAGCAACACCCGCATTTGCGCCGGTAACTGACTCTGTTAAAGCAGCGCCAAAAATATCTGTACCTACTACAGTAAACGATATTTCGTCGTCATCCCCAGCAGAGGTAATCGTTACAAGTTGCCCTGAGTTCAGAGTAACTGAACCACCAGAAGCTAAAGCGCCCCCAATGGTTAACGCCGCATTGTTACCAACAGCAGCATTTTCGGATATACCATCGTCGTCTGCGGCGATACCTGCGGTCTTAAATACCGCAATTACATCAGACATACCCATGATTACCCCCTGTTACGCTATCTGAACGTACTCAATAATGAACGTAAAAGAACCAGCGGTAGTTGCATCAACAGTATTAGTAATGTTGCAGAAAATAGTTCTTGCAGCAGAAGTATACTGAACAGAAGCAGGAGCCGTAGTACCGCTTTGAGTCTGAGCCACAAGCGTTGTTGTGGTTACGTTGTGCTCTACAACAGTCGTGCCGCCGTCTAGGATCTCATCAGGTCACTGCCGCAACGATCTGTGCGCCGGAGCTAGATGTGCCAACCTCATAACCAATGTCACCTGTACCAATAACTGGCGAGGTATCACAGAAGATCTTGATGTCAGTGATGATCGTGTTTGCAGGCTGAGTAAACTCACCAATAGAGGGACTATCGCCAGCGGTGGTGTTAACCGTTACGCCTGTAGCGAAGCCAACATGCTTGATGTATTTGTCAGTAACAATGCCGGTAGAGGCAATGTTTGCAACGTCTGTTATAGCGCCAGTAGTGGCATTTTTTGAAACTACAGTGAAGCCATTTTCCGAACGGACTGGGCCGTTGAACGTCGTATTAGCCATGAGTATCTCCTGTCTTGGCTAGTGTCAGGCACGGGATGCACCTGTCAGGGATAAGCTACTTATACAGTAGAAAAAGAAAAGGGGCAACAATGTGCCCCTTCTCATGCAGCGTTTTACGCTCCGGGTGAACCGAAAATCCCAAGTGGGTCGGACACGCCAAAAGAGTATCGCTCGCGGGCTTTATAGCGCGAGTTGCCCGTATCGAAGTCTGCATCCATAGATGTAGCCATCGGGGTACGAACAAAGTGCTTCAAGCCATTCGGTACGTCAGTGGTCAAGAAGAAAGCATCTGTGTCAGTCAGATAGTGATTGACTGTGTAGCCTTCTGGGATTGACCCATTGCTGCGGATCGCGTTCAGATCGTTGTCAGCGGTTCCGACTCGACCTTCAGTCTCTAGCAAACGAGTTGCCACAAACATCAGATTGGGTGGGATGACCAGCTTACGAGGACGTGCTGCGATCAACAGACCACGCTCATCAGTCCAACCAGCGATCTGGATAACGGCGGCTTCCAAAGAAGTCTCGTTAAGATCAGCCGCGACAGCGGGACGGTTTGAGTTGGTACCACCAGAAACAAGCGGGTGTGCGGTTGAACACAGAGTCTGTCCGTCACCGTAAGTGGTGCCAGCAGCAAACGCATTGTTCAAAATTGCAGCACCTTTAACCTGCTTGGTGTACGCCATAGCCCGTGCCAGAGCCTTCGTGTAACGAGCTGACAGCGAATCGTAGAGATTATCTTCGATTGCTTCCTCGGTAACACTGAAGCCCATAGCAATGGTTTCGTGCGTATAGCGAGCAGTAAATGCTTCTTGTGCGTTGTCATACTCAATCGCAGAACCTTCGTCTTTGACGGGGGCTGCGGAGAAACCTGACAACTTAGTTTCTTCTTCAAACGAGCGGTCAGAAGTCTCTGATTCAAAGATTTCTTTGTGCTCTTCACCGTACTTAGCATACTCCATTCCAAACAAAGCGTTCAGTCCGGGCAGGAGTTCTTTAAGTAATTGCGCTCTTGAAATAGCCATTTTACTCTACTCCTTATATGCCAGTCGTGTTGTTGAATGCATGACCTGCATTCCACTTCACATAGGCTTCAGTGAACCCGCCAGAGCTGTTCTTGGTTTCTTGAACCAAGTCAACAATACGGAATGGAAGCGTTGCTGTAGTGGCAGACGTATCAAGGATAGCGCCACGGGAATTACCCGAAATGCTGTCCCCAGTATTGTCTACACCAGCTACATTCGCGCCAATGTCAGTTATCGCCAAGTCACCAATCGTCGTGCCAGAAGACACAACAGCAGCCTTAAACAATACATCAGTTGCATCGCACACATACGCTTCAATATCAGAAGCGGCGGTACTAGCAATGTAGTTTTGCCTAAAGGTCTTTTGATTAGTGTTGGGATCGGTGTATGAAACACCCATGAAGACTCCAATTGGAGTCATAGCAGCGTCGAACGTATCACGCTCAACGGTGCCGCCGGTCACTAGCTTAACAGCGTCCCCGTAGAAGATTGCGGTTCCGTAGCCACTAGCAATGCTGTAGTGACGTACAGTTCCAACGTAAGGGACACCACTTAACAGTTTGACCGGAACAAGCCCATAAGGGCCATCTACAGTAGGATAAGCCATTTTTAGCTCCTATTAAGTTCCGTTGCCAAAAGTCACCTTTGTCTTTCTTTCGTTAAACAAAGGCATACGTGCGTCATTTTCACGCATCAGGTTGTTATCCACAGACTGTATTTGGTTTCTGGCTTGCTGTTCATAGTATGCGGTTCTCTCATCTACGATCTCTTGAGGTACTTTGCACAACAAGAGTCCGCCTTGGACTATGTTATCAGCAAACCTTTCCTGCTCCACGTTCAACACTGTGAACTTTGGGTAGTCTTCGGCCCTTACGGGTTCCCAACCTTCGCGTAATTTTGAGGATACATTAGTAGCATCTACCTGACCTAGCATAGACACGCGAACCCAACGAAATGCGTAGCCGTCTTCTGGCTCAGGGGTAGGTAATACCTCTGGGCGCTCCCAAGATCGCTTACGAGTCTTCGTCTCACGGTTCTCACTGTCACGCTTGATTCTGTTCTCAGCCATTATTGTTCCTCATTTCAAGTGCAGCCTGTCTGGCGTATTCTTCTAACGGTACTCCGAGTCTGTTAGCGAGTGCTACCTGTGTTTTAGTTAGCGTCACTTTGTTCGGTGCTGTGCTTCGCGTTGCGGGAGCCACTACATTAGCAGATTGCTTGCGTGTCTCCTGCGGTTCTTGCTGCTCTACAACATCATCGAACTCTTCTGGGAATACTTTTCGCATACGAGCATCTATCGTCTCGTAGTATTCATCAGTGCGCGGGTCAACCCCGCCCTTAACCAATTTTTGATGCAACCCCATAGCGTATGCTGTCATCTCGTCATCAACATGGAACCAAGAAGAGTTTTTCTCTACCCATGCCTCTGCTTTCGGATCACGCACCTGTTGTGGGGTGGGTTGAGGATCTTGTACCTCAGTATCTTCTTCTTGTAAAGAAGGTAATTTGAAATTATCCAGCTTATCTGCTTTTAGTTTGGCAGTAGTTAGATGTTCTTGCGCTTCTAGCAGTCTATCAGCGTCACCACTTTCGTAAGCATCCTTGTACGCTATTTTCGCGCCATTAAGTTCAGAGTCAACCACACGTTTGGCTTGATCTAACAAAGCCTCGCGTGTCGTACCTACATCACCCTTTAAGGTCTTATTCTCTTCAACGAGCCTCTGCGCCAGCGATTCTAGCTCTTGCCGCTCTCGCAGGGCGGTCTCTTTGGCACGTCGTTCGTCGTGGTATCCTTTGCTGATGTGCTGTATTCGCTTTCGTACTTTGTCGGAGTAACCTTCAAGCTCTTCATCCGTGACATCAGTCGGGGGCTTAGATGGCCTACGGTCACGATCAGCCTCTGGTGTGTCATCGACAACTTCGATCTCCAACTCTGCTTTCGGTTCTTCAACCTCAATCTCAGGTTCAACAGGAGTATTTGCATACTCTTCCGCAGTCTTCTTACCAGATAGGTCAATCTCTACCTCCCCAGAATCTTCTATCACTATAGAGTCCTCTCTCTCTTCATCAGGGAAACTGTATTCGACTTTTTGAAACGGCATTTTTCTTCCTTACGCTCGTGATACACCACGGGGGTCTGCTACAACAGCTTCTATGGAGTCATCGTTCATCAAACGATACTCTACCTCACCTACCTTGAATCTTGTGCCTGAATTAGCACGAAACATCACATAATCACCTTGTTTACACCAAGGCCCAGTAGGAAACCTCTCAGCGTCGTTATAGGCTTGTTCGCCCATATCCATCACAAGGCCGATAATCGACATTACGTACTCTTGGCTTTTTGTGGTGTCGGTCTTCAGTAAGTCCGTACCATCGAAGGTTTCTTCGATCTGCGGTAGTGCAACCAACACCCTGTAGCCCACAGGGACAGGTAGTTGTGCCTCTAGCTCTTCAACTGTGTCAACAGCTTCACTCATCGTCGTACTCCAAATTGCGCGAGAGGTCATCTACATAGCCCAGACAGGTTTCGAGACCTCGAATCAAACCTGTGGTTTCCTTGTACATGGAGAAGTCTTTAGCTCCTCCACCACTGAGAAATTGTAGTGCAGAGTCCTTATCAGACTCGATTTTGTTTTTAAGCACGTCTAAGACGGTTGTAGCCATTATTGGCCTCGGTTGTTATTGGAATCTTGCATTGCTTTTAGCATGTCTAAATCAGCCTTTGCGTTGTCCTTACGGCGCTCCGCAGCCATTTTTACTCCAGACTTTTTAGCGTCTATCTGCAACTCTTGCTGCTTGATAGCCAGTTCAGCCTGATCCATCTGAGCATCTTGCATGTTTTCTTGCGCTTGTAGCTGTAGTTTGGCCTGTTCGATCTGGGCATCTGCCTGATCTTTAGCCGCCTTACGCTGCACTTCTTGCTGCTTGATCTGTAGTTCGGCTTGTTGCATCTGCACCACAGGGTCTTGAGCCTTTTGCTGCGCTTGCTGTTGTGCCTGTTTCTGCTGATTTTGCTGCGTAAGTTGCTGCCCAGCTTGTGCCATGAGACGGGCCAGATTGACCTCCATATTCTCTGGTAGCTCGGCGTTTGGATTGGGTAGCGGTGCGCCCAGCTTCTCTTCCATCCTCTGACGGTACAAAAACCCCATATGCTCTGCTATGTGCGCCTGAATAGCGGCAGCAATGCGCTGTGCTTGAGGGTTCTGCCCTATAGTTTGCGCGATAATAGGGTCTTGTAAAAACGCTTGGTGCGTTGCTATATGTGCTTCATGGTCTTGATAGATAAACGCCTTCATAGGCTTACCGTTCAAGGCGTTCATGTTCTCACTAACAGGGTCAGTCGGACGTATGTCGTCTGTTGTTGGGACTAGCTTGTCAGCGTTCTTGACCCCCAACACCTCTATCATCTGCCTGTGTAGCTGTGGCAGGTCGTAGATCTGTGGTGCTGACTGAGCCATCTGCAATACCGCTTGGTACTGCACAACACGCTGCGCCATCGTAGAGCTATTCGGATCGCTGACTGGAATGACATCAACTGCCATATAGTCCATAACGCGAGCACTTACTTCGCCACGCATCGGCTCGTAGGCGTACTCTTCTGGCGCATGTTCCGCCATGATGGCTTTGAGCAGCTTAAATTCCTGCTTCATGGCATAATGTACACGGGCCTGCACTGCTGCCATTGGCTTGAGAGTTCTCTCTAACAAAGCCAGTGTAGTGCCCACCGGAGCATTAGCTGACATGTCTGAGATGTTCATGTCACTGATAGCGCCCAGACGACGGCCTTCGTTTGTAATCTGGTTGAGTAAGGCTAGCAGCGTCTGGCTTGGCTCCTTGTATGGGAGCGGCATAATGTTGTCGCGGATGCTGCCTGACGGCACATCTACATCCTTGAACTCTCCCGGCTCAATCGGTGTGTCATCACCCTTAATACGTAACCCACGAGCTTTCAGACCCCCCGGCAGGTTAGCTAGCGTGCCAGCATCCACCAGTTGCCGTATCAGCGACGTTCCGGCTTTAGCGTACCCCCCTATTATATGTATCAGTCCGAGGCCATAGAAGCCAAATCCGGGCACATACACATAATGTACGAAGTGTTGGCGCTTTAGCATCAACGGATCATCGGGATTCCAGTTACGCCGTACGGCAAGGATCTCGTTCGTGCCACGCTCTAGCGTTACCACATACGGCTTTGCGATATCATCCTCGTCATCGTCAATGCCTTCGATAACCAGATCCGCATGTACTTCATATAAAGAGTAGCGGTCATCGTCTGTCAGTGAGTATCCACCCTCTTCAGCCTTACGCTCTTCTATATCGGTGTGGTACGTCTGTGGCTCGCCTAGCTCTACGTCTCTGTAGAACCCACCAGCCTGTAGTTTTCTCAACTCGTTCTTCGTCTTACGCATGATGTGCGTAACACGTTCTGCCGTTTCAATATGTGAGGCACCGTAGGGCACAACCACATCTTCGGCGGGTATGTACACAGCGGTCTGTCGGCCTATGTTTGGATCAAAATATACCTTCTTAAACGCACTACCAGCCAAGCCAAGGCTGTACAGCAGGCGCTCATGCTCTGGTCTGTACTCCACCATGCGCTCGGTGAGTTCGTAGTTCATATCCGCTTTTACGCGGTTTGCTGATTCTTCCTTGTCTTTATCTTCTACGCCTATGATCTTGACCTTTACAGGCCCAGCGGCTGGGAATGTCTCAGACATGGTTTCTGCTTGAAAGCGTATGGCAGCTTCAGCAAGCACTGTGGAGTACACGCCACACGCGCCTTCCCACGGATCAGTGCGCTCTTCGTATTTGAAGCCCAGTACGTCCAGACCTTTAACAAAACTATCAGCCCAGTCTTTACGGCTGGATATGTCAGAATCTACAGACCCCACCAAGCTATCTGCTAACTCGTTAAGCACACCCTCGTCCAGTGCCTCTGCCAAGTTAGCGTCGAATGACATTACGTCACCAATGTCAGCGTCAGGAATTATGGTGATCTCAACGCTACCATCATCTAGTGTCACCATCTTCGGATCGACAATCTCAATCTCCAGACCGGCAGTCTCGTCGTCTTCTATGCCCTGTGGTGCAGCGTATAAACCTTTTTCTATAGCCATAATCTGTCTCTAGTAGAAGCCGCCCCGCCGCGACTTAAAGTATCTTTGTTCTTCAGGCTCATCTGTCGGTAGTCGTATAAACCCACCCTGCCTGAAGCGCATGAGTGCCATGACTGTAGAGTCAACCAAGTCATCATGGCTCATAAACGGAAACCCGGCAATCTCCTCAACTACCTCTTCCGCCCACCGTGTGGGAGGTACCCACACCAAACCAGACGCTACAATATCAGATACTGAGTTCAGACGTGCTAACTTATCACCTGATCCCCTGTGAGGGGTATACTCTGAAACAGGCAGTCCCATCCGGCGCATCTCTTGGTACAGCGCCGTACCCGATGACTTCTTCTCCACGATGAACGCATCAGGGTTCCCACTCGTTATACTCCTCCAGTGCCATGTCTTTTAGCTCTGGAAACTCCATCCGCTGCTTGATGCTGTTGAGCAGGATGATGTTGTAGTTGCCCGTCTCTTCGTACAGGAACACGCCCCACGTAGTCAGTGCCGTAAAGTCAGCACGGTTGTGCTTCTCTGCCGCTGCGTCCAGTGACATGATTATGTACTCACAACTCGGAGGCCGTTCCTGATCCCAGATCTGCCACCACTCCCGCTTGACCAGCGCAGCCTCTTCCGCCGTGGGTGTCTGCTGATACTGCGCGTTCCACTGGAATGTAGGCATAGATGCCTTAGTCCGCAGTAGTGCCTCTAGGTCAAAAAACTCAGGCCAGAGGGGTTTCTCGACGATCTCCTCCGTCTCCTCGTCCTCAACCTCCAGTATCGCAGGAAATTCGACGATCTCGTACTCATCCGCCCTTTCATTCTGCGTCATGTCACGTACAACACGCCCAGTCAGGTCATCCATGTGCCATCGGGTCTGAATTATGGCTACACGGCCTCCCGGCATCAGGCGAGTACGGGCACCAAACGTGAACCACTCGTATGCTTTCTCAAAAACAGCAAAATTACCGTTAATCACGTCTTGTTCTGAGTGTGGGTCATCAATTAATAGTAAGTCAGCACCACGACCAGCCAGTGCAGAGCCAACACCACACGCATAATACTCGCCGCCGGAGTTGGTATTCCATCTACCAGCCGATTTTGAGTCGCTTGCAAGCTGTACAGTGGAGAAAATGGCCTGATAGGCGTCTGTAGAGATGAGATTTCGCACCTTACGACCAAAATCTACAGCCAAGTCGGTGGTGTGCGACACCATCATCACCTTTTTGCCGGGATTTCGCCCTAAAAACCATGCTGGGAAGAAAATAGAGACAAGTTGGGACTTGCCGTGGCGTGGTGGGATGTTCACGCAGATGCGATCCTTCCTACCCTTCTCAATATCCATCAACATGTCAGCTAACATGCGGTGGTGCTTGCCCACAATGTAGTCTGGCTGCATGCGTTTGCAGAATTCTATCAGGTCATCGTACGCCGCTTGGTTAGCCTGCCGTGCTGCAAGCTCATCGACGATACGATTTATCTCTACAACCTCGTCATCAGAAAAAGCGTCGAGGTTATCCAGCATATTCTGGACTTCTTCTTCGCTAAAGTCGGGAACGGCCTCAATCATCGTATTCTTCAAGACCGAATGTCTCTTCTATATTCAACACTGAGCCATCAAGCACTACATCTTCGTAGTCGCCCTCTGCTATGTCGTCTACAGGCTGTACCAGCTTCTCCAGCTTACCTCGTAACTTATTACGTAGGTCTTCCGTAGACTGGTGTGTAACCGTGACTTCTGTCTTCTCCGCGAACAAACCTACATCTGAGATCTTACCCAGAAGTTCCAGCGCACGTATGCGTATGCGTGGGTCATCGTTCTCTGACTCCAACAGCAGTTTGTTGGTAACTAGGTATCTGATCTGCGTTGCACTTTCTGCAACAGAATGTCCGAACTCTTGCAGGATGTTGTTGGTTAGAACAATGGAGGCAGGGGTAAGTTTCGCCGCCTTCTTTGCAGTAACCTTCTTAGAAGTTTTTTCAGGATCGTCAGCGTAAGCGATAGCAAGTCTCGCAGCGGTGTCTTCATCTTCTACCGTAGGCTCTAAATCTAATCCGTGTTCAGCTAATTGCAACGCCGTATTGCACGCTGCCTCCGCACGCTCCTTCAAATCTACATTGGGTACGTCTTCCACAAGGGGTACACCGATTTCAGGTTCGACGAACAAAGTCATAGGCACGGATTGTATCGCTGGCTAGTAGCCGTTGGCGCGAATATACACCAAAAACCACGGAGGACAAACAAATGAAAAGTCCAAAAAGTCCAAAACACTATGTATGTGATTTTCTGGACACCCCAGTGTAGGTGTTTCTGTGTAACCAAATTTTCTACAAGTATTTACGTGCCGGGTGTGCCGGGGGGTATGAATAACCCGAATAACCGCACAGCCCTTTAAAAACGTGGGTTTGCGGCAAAAAGGACAGGGTACGTTTCAAGCCCAAAATCTAAAAAACTGTACAAAAAATTTTTTCAGGGGGACTTTTATTTTTGGGGTGGGGGGTTTCCTGTGTGGAGATTAGTAGGGAACGGCCTCAAGAAAGGTAGGCAAATTCAGGGAAATAGGGATTATTTGAGCGTATTAGTAATACTAGGCATGCACGGGAGTCACAAGACGTGCGCGGGTGGTAGGGGGGCGGTAGGGTCTGATTTGCCGGTTTTGTGTATGACTTATACACAAAAAACCACTATTTGACGCCATATGACACGTATTACTTGCATGTAACACGTTATCGCGCTATAATTTGGGGCGTTGGCGGGCAATTCTGTCAACGTAAATCAACAAAATAGGAACTGACAACATGTCAAACTCAAACTACAACATCGCGGGGATCGAAGAACAGTCACAGGCGTTCGCGTCTGGCGCTATCAGTCAGAAGGACGCCTGCGCTAATCTGTTAGGCCTAATATGGTCGCCAAAGACGGCGCAATATATCAAGGCCAAGGGCGCAAGGCCTATGATTAATACCGGCGATTTATCATTCAACAAGGCGCAGTATGCCGACAACACCAAATTCCACGCGCTTCAACGCGGATACGTGTTAGCTAACACCGAGCGATTCGGTACCGTCGGCCTCGCCGGATTTAGCACGCTGGAATTGTTTGGAATGGATAGGGACGCGGTAAAGGCGCACAAGCTAAAACTATGCGCAGGCAATAAAAAGCCGGTGAACGCGGCGCAGAAAAAGGCGCTGGCGGCTTTCATTAAGGCGCAGCGTACTACCGATAACCGTATCAGCACTGGCATGGCTAATCTTCGCGGATCAGTCAACAGCATGTTGGGTGTGCCTAAAGTAGAAAAGCCGAACAAAGCGCCCAAGGCGCAGACTGCCAAGGGTAAGGATACCCAAACCGGCGGCGTCTCAACTGATACGCACGTTGAATCCGGCCCAGTAACCGAGGTCAAAACCTCACCAGCACCGCGCTCGATTCAGCACCCCACGCTGATTGAATTGGTGAACAAGCTGGCGGCATTCGATGTGGCAGAACAGGCTGTAATCGCGGAGAGCAAATCAGTGCAGGGATTACTTGCAGGACTAACCCGCACTCTGAGCCACCGTAACAAGTAACCCACCAACCTCACCAACCGAAGCCCCCGCAAGGGGGCTTTTTTTTGTCTCGAATTTTTCGATACCAGTTCCTATATTAGAGGTGCGCCACGAGATGATACGTTTTGTGTATAGATCATACACAAACTAACACGTTACCACGAAACCAGTTCCTAGATTAGAGGTGCGGGGTAATGTAACTTTCTTTTGTATCGTTTGTAACGCTTTGTCCCCCTAATGTAACGTTTTTTGAGGGTCGAAATGTTACATTAGTTTGGTGGTATCTAATGGTAACTGGCGCGAGATCGCACGAACGCACTATGCGAAAAAGACTAATTTTCTATATTTATATGTAATGTATCTTTTTTATAAAAATATATATATAGGGTGGGAAAAAGAAGGCTTCTTTTGCGAATGTAACCTTCTCTCCACACAAACGCTGAGACCCATTCAATTTCCCCAAAAAAGCTATATTGGGATTTTACTGTATATTCAATGACCTACAGACCCACGCGGTGTTACATTGCGTTACATTACGCTACATTACACGCCCTACCACCAAACACCACTACTTGACATAACACGTTATATGTGAGACAATATCTCTTGTCGGTGGGGAGATCCCTGCCCGACTCACTCACTTTTTGTGTATGACCTATACACAAAACCAACAACGAAAGGAGACAGCAATGTCAAAACTTGGAAAGCAACTATGTCAGGAAGCTCTACTAATGCGGGGCAACGCCGAGAATCTAGACTTGATCGGCAACCTGCTCAAAGAAGTAGCCGCGATGCGTAGTGCCGTTTACTGCCTCGATGCGTCATACGAAGAGCGCGTTGGATTAGAAGGTCGGCTAGACACTATGTCTGAGCTGTTGGAGGACAGAGCATCTAAGTTGTCGGGAGAATACGGTGGGTAATGTAGTAAAGACACTATTCCTAGTCCTACTCGCGTTTCTTAAATTCTTGTCCTTCAGCCTCGCGGGTGCCGTCATTCTTTTGGGCGGTGCCTACGGAACGTGGAGCTACTACGTCACAGATCTGCCAACGCACTGGGTGTTCAGTTTCTGCGGCCCACTAATGATCGTCGCCGGTATCGGCATGATCGTAACCATGACCATAATTTTTAGGGATGACCTGCTCGACGCGGCTTGCGAAAGGAAAAGAACTTACACCGAAGATGACGTGAACAGGATTGCTAAGTTCATTGTTAAGCACGAGCGACTGCACTACGAGGCACGGCGCAACATGCCCACAGACCATGTAATCAATTCAGCATTAGAGGAGAAGAGTAATGCGTAAGATAGAGAAAGAAGTTATCGGTGCGTTCATCAACGGCGACACCAAGGCAATCGCTAACACCGCGTCAGCGATCAACCCCACGACTCGTGACCTAGACCTGTTACTGCACGGCAACCGTATTGCCACCATGTCGAATCGAGATGGGGTTAAGAGGTTATGGGTAAGCAATGCTGGCTGGCCTACTCGTACCACGCAGTCACGGCTCAATGCGCTGTTCAGTTTGCTCGACATGCCTGAGCGTGTGTACACCAAGAACCATGTTCAGTATCTCGACAGTTCACGCTATGGCACCGTCAACCTCATGGCATTGCGTAAAAGCGCGGTGCTTGTGTATCAGTGGGAGAGTAGATCCGCAAGTTCTTGGCGGGACAGGTTGCATAAACTATTGGACGCAGCAGGTGACTACTCAGAGTACTTGCCCAGATCTAAGCAAACGATTCACTAAACCAAAGTTATAGGAACCTATAACAAACCAACGATAAGGAGTTCCCAATGGAACAAGCACTAACCGCTACACCTGACGTAGCCAACATACCTAGCATCGGATCAGGCGGCATACTGGTTCAACTCAATGTCTCTGTGTGGACAGCACGCAAGAAGGACAAGGTAGCATCTGCCAAGGTCGCTCGTGACAGCGGTGCGTCCACCAAGGCTGGCAACTACAACAAGAACCTGCTTGCTGGGTGCACCGAGCTTGAGGATCTCAAGAAGTTTGTGGGCAATGCACGCAACGAGCACTACGCGATGACTGCGCCGTGGTCTGACATGGGGCTACGGTTCATACCAACGTCTGTGTTCTTTGACTACATCAACCACATGACAGGTTTGGAGCAAGAGTTCTGGAGGCTCTACAAACTGTTCGAGGATGCGTACCAGTGGCGCACGTCTACTGCGATGGCAGAGCTAGGCAACATGTTCGATCACAACGAGTACCCGCCGGTTGACGAGATACGCAGGAAGTTCGGGTGGTCGCTATCCAAACAGCCGGTACCTGAGTCTGGGCACTTCGCTCTGGACATACCCAACGAGCAGCAGGAAATACTCAAGCAAGAGTATGACGAGTTCTACGGTGCCCAGATACAAGGTGTATCCAACGACATCTGGTCGCGGCTCAAGAAGAACCTTGAGACTGTACTGCGTCAGCTATCGCCCAAGGACGAGTTCGATGCCAACGGTAATCAGAAGTATAACAGGTTATACGATAGCGTCTTCGATACGTCGCTGGAGCTGATACGTATGATGCGTGACTTCAATGTGACCGGCGACACTCGCATGACCGCAATCGCTGACCAACTGGAGAACACGCTATACGGTGTGAACACCGACGCGCTCAAGAACAGCGAGAGCCTACGTCTTGAGAAGCAACAGGAGGTCAAAGATATTATCCGCAACTTACCGTCCCTAGACATCTAGGGGCGTTGGGTACTTTGACATAACACGAAATACCATGTATAATGGTTACACACAACAGGGCAATACCGCCTATCACTAACCAACTTTGTGTATGACTTATACACAAAACCAACAACACAACGAAAGGAGATAGCCATGAGCTATGCACAAGCAATGTACGCACTGGGTAACGATCAGACTGTCAGCCTCATCTTGGGTATTGGTGCACACCGCACAGTCCTCGCCCAAGGGCCGATGGGTTCTGGTAAATCATCAATGCTGCAAGAGATCGCAGCGGCAAAGCCGAGCCACATGCCCTGCTACTTTGATGGTACGACTAAGGACTTGGGTGACATCACGATACCCAACATCGCCAAGATGGATGACGGCACCGGCTATGTGACATACCTGACCAACGAAGAGCTTGGTGTACACAATCACAAGCCCATCATCCTGATGATCGACGAGCTAGGTAAGGCCAACCCCGCAGTGAAGAACGCCCTGATGCGTTTGATGCTGGAGCGCAAGATCGGCAGCTACACACTGCACAAAGACTCTATTGTGTTCGCCACGACTAACCTCGGCAGTGAGGGTGTGGGTGACTTGTTACTGCCACACCAACTGAATCGCCTGACGGTTGTTGAGACCAAGAAGCCCGACGCTATGGACTGGGTGGAGTGGGGCATCAGCAACGGTGTCGATCACACGATACTCGGCTGGGTCAAAGACAATCCGCAGGTCATGCAAGACTTCCGTGATGTGCCGAATCCAGATGACAACCAGTACATCTTCCACCCACAAGCAACAGGTCGGACTGCGTTCTGTACGCCACGTTCACTGCATGCAGCGAGTGACATCTTGCAGAACCGTGATGGGCTTGACGATGACACGTTAACAGCAGCACTCATTGGTACTATCGGTGCCCGCGCAGCTATGGACTTCATGGCATTCCTCAAGCTGGCTGACCAGCTACCCACATTGGAGTCAATCAAGACTGATCCAGAGAACGCCAAGATACCGACATCGGCATCAGCTACCTGCATGGTGGTGTTCCGTTCACTGTCAACGGTTGAGCGTGAGTGGATGGATGCGTGGATGACTTACATGCTGCGCCTCGGCACTGAGTTCCAGAGTCTGTTTGCCAACGGTGTTCGGGCCAGTAAGTACAACAAGACCAAGCAGTCTATGGTCATGCAGAACAAGCAGTTCACACAGTGGGCTATGAACAACAACTACATGTTCGCAGCGGACAAGGTGTAAGGAGACAACATGTTAGCACTGAACCAACAACTGACCGCCGAGCAGCGGATCGCCAAGGCAATCGTGGACATCACGGCGCATGACAGATACATCGCACTGGCTGGTGTTCTTATGATCGGCACCAAGACTGTCAGCGATGACGTACCAACCGCATGTACCAACGGACGCGATGTGGTGTTCGGACGTGAGATGGTCGATGCACTGACCGATGCCGAGCTTCGCTTTGTTGCGCTGCACGAAGACGAGGGTCACAAGCTACTACGCCACCTAACAACTTACAGGTGGATGTACGACATTGATCCGAGCCTAGCCAACCAAGCATGTGACTACTACATCAACGGCACCATTGTGGATGACAACCGTGAGGATGGGTTCGCCAAGATGCCCACCGGCAAGTACCAAGGTTTGTATGACGAGAAGTTCCGCAAGCCCGATGGGGCATGGATGGACTCGGCTGCTATCTTCCACAAGCTGAGAGAAGAACAGAAGGGACGAGGCAAACCACCCACTGGCAGAGGCAAACCACCCACCGGCAACGGCAATCCAGTTCCACCTAACGGGTCAGGTGGTAGTAACCCACAAGGTACGTCTTCCGCCCAAGGCTTTGATGAGCATGATTGGGAAGAAGCCAACAAGCTGTCGGACGATGAGATCAAAGAGCTTGAGAAAGACATCGACGTGGCGATACGTCAGGGCAGCATGATGGCTGGCAAGCTGGGTGCTAACGGCAACCGCAGGTTCGATGAGCTTATGCAGCCGCAGGTCAACTGGCGTGAGGTACTGCGTGAGTTCATCCAGACAACCTGTACGGGTAACGACTACTCCACATGGAAACGTCCCAACCGCCGGTACATTGGTGCCGGTGTGTATCTGCCCAGCGGTATCAGCGAGAGAGTCGATGAGCTTGTGCTTGCCATTGACACGTCAGGGTCTATCAGTGACACAGCGGTGGCCTTGTTCTTATCCGAGGTTCAGTCGATCTGCACTACGATCAAGCCCGATAAGGTTCGCTTACTGTACTGGGGTGACGAGGTTGTGGGTGACGAGTCATACGCTACGCACGAGCTAGACACGCTGGCTCAATCTACCAGACCCAAAGGTGGTGGCGGCACCGATGTTGAGTGCGTGGTCGAGTACATGCAGCAACATCAGATCAAGCCGCAAGCAACGATCATCTTCACCGATGGTCACCTGTTCGGTGACTGGGGTACATGGAAGTGCCCGACTCTGTGGTGTGTTCTGGACAACAAGCGTGCGACTCCCGATACGGGCAAGGTCGTACACATTCAATCAAGCAACATGTAAGGAAAAGGTAATGGCATACGGATTTAGAAAAGGTATGGACTCGTTCTGGCACGTCGAGCGCAAGTACAACGACACCAAGCCACTGGTCAGTAAACACCACAAGAAGGAGGATGATCTACGTCCTGCTTACAGACGAGATCGTAAGTGGGAACACATTGTTAAGTTATCACCTACCTGCTACGCCTTGTGCGACGGTGGGTACGGTGACCCAGATTTTACTCGCACCTACTACCAGCGCGATCCGATACCTATGTCGATTGCAGATACACGCAATCTGTCGCCTATTGTGTGGGACATCCAAGTGCAACCTGATGGGACATATGTAGAGACGGTCAAGGTACGCAATGGGACGGGCGACGGTGCACACACAAGCCGGTATCAGTTTCTGGCTGAGTTCTTACCTGTAAGTCTACGATACTTTGGTGACGCTGGCGGCAGGCAGTACATCGCGGTGGTGAATAAGACTGACCGAGCGCCGTACTACACCAAGTATTACCTGCCCAAGAGTCGGTCGGTTGATGCAGCGCAGTGGGATTACATTACTGCTGGCGCGTCCTCGGCGCACTGGCTTGAGCAGTTTCAGCGTGAGGATGACCAAAAGCATCTGGTGTTCGCACGTCAATCGAAAGTACTCGGCTATGCTACCTTAGTGGGTGATATTTATTTTGGTGACTGGACGCTAATCAGTCCTGAGTTCAAGCCGGTCAACCCCAAGTCGCGTGTGGACAAAGTACGCAAGAAAGAACTAAAGCCACATCTCGACGAGTTCTGGCAGTGGGCGTGTAATGTAGGAAAGATGTTACCTATACGCGACTGGGAGTATGTACGCGATGCCAAGAACCAGCTACGCAAGGCCAACGTGATGACTAGCTCACAGTGGGCTTCAAGTAACAGGTACAATGGTGACGAGGTACAACACATACTCACAACAAGTGACCATGAACTACGGTTGCCACTACTAACTGTGTTTATGATACAATCTGATATGAACCACGCTACTACGCCAGAGGACGCTAAGAAAGTGCGTGCAAGTTTCAATCGCTGGGCCAACCAAGCGTGCGGTCTAGTAACAACAACGAAAGGAGAATGATATGTGGGTTCACAAACCAAGCGATATGTTCTTAGTGCGTACCAGTGCTATGAATGAATTTGACCGTGACGTAGACCCCAGCGAGGAATTGCTACGCTTTCAAAAGGCACTGCGTAAGAAGATGCGTGACGTGCAATTCAGTAGAAACATGCACAACTCTTGTCATGTCTATTACCCGCACGAGCCGTTTGTACGGGGTAAATTGCTTGATACTGACAACTGGCAGGTTCAGAGCCGTACGATTGAGAACCAAAGGTACCGTCCTGATAACAAAGAGCATTACAGGCACGGGAGTGGGAACCTTGCTACTGCCGTCAAGAAAGCTGCGGCAGCGTTAACACCTTGGTCGGTGCGTGAGATGGCTTCGATTCACTCCAAGGCTTACGACAAAGGGCGCGACTTACAGATAGGCGAGGTCGAGTCCAAAGTGAAAGAGGGGGCTGAGTATCTGGGGCTGTCCAGCAAATCGCGTGCGTTGGTCGCGCTCAAGAACATGGTGCACCAGATAGCTGATCTGGATGTGAAGTCTAAAGTGTTGGACGTGACACGTTACATGCAGGAGTCAGAAGACTTGCGAGGTATCGGCGGTCAACCTACGTTTGTGTACATCGGGCAGATCCCTAACGGAACACAGTTCATGGATACCCTGCACATTGACAACATCGGCTATAACTATATACAGACTGATGCTCTGCAAGCACGCCACTGGGAAAACTCCACGGACGATAAGTACAGCGATCTGGTCGGTAAAGTCAGCGTGCTGAACATGGCTCCTGTGGGTGACTATGTGAGCGGTGTTGGTATGAAGGTTGATGAGGATATGTTCTATGTCTGCTAATTGGTGGGACAATCGACGTATGCGCGATCCTATGGAAACGCTACGCATGATCGAGGATATAGCCGATACATTAGGTAGCCAAAACAAGTTAACTCATAAAGGGGCCATCTACCATGTAAAGGTAGAACCCAACAAAGACATATGGCAGGTGACTTGTTTAGGTACAGAATGTATTGACTTACCACATGGAGGTATCTATTGTGGCGCGGAGACCTTACCTACCGAGTTGATGAGCAAGTTGTCGGTTCTGAATATGTTGAAGCCACAACAGCCAGAGATAGAGGGAGTGGGGTTGCGATCAGGCGACAATAGTTATTGGGTTTACGCTTGACGGGTCACCGATACCAGTCCCCAAGGAGAAACAGATGGCGAAGATAAGCGTGGAGCTTGAGGTGGATGACCAGTCCCTTGAAGAAATCCTGATGAGCTTACGTTCGATTGAACGTATGGCAAAGGCGACAGACGAGATGTGTGAAGACTTTTCTTTTCTGTCCAAAGCTATTGCGTCTAACCAACGTGAGATGAAGAAACTCACGACGAGTGTTACTAACTTGTTAAAGGAGATGCGTAATGGCAATGACGCCAGAGGCAAAGGTAAAGAAGAAGGTGGCTGAAGCACTAAAGAAGTTAGGTGTTTACTACTTCTATCCTGTGACCGGAGGCTACGGTAGGAGTGGTGTACCGGACATAGTGGGGTGCTACAACGGTAAGTTCTTTGGTATTGAGTGCAAGGCGGGTAAGGGGAAGACAACGCCACTGCAAGACATGAACATAAACCAGATTAGAGCGGCGGGTGGAATCGCTGCTGTAGTGAACGAGGACAACCTGCACACAGTGGCAGACATCCTCAATGAAAGGGAAGTGGATGAGCGTCAGATGACGTTCGATTTTTAACAAAAGGAGACCGAGATGGCTAGATTGCCAAGTGAATATAGGATGTTTAGCAAGGGGCCGAGCAAAGCACTCAAGTGCTTACGATTTTTTCTGCGTAATCCTGACGCTACGGTGCGTATGGGTGCAGATGCGTGTGGTACGTCATACAACGTAGCGTGGGAAGCGAAAAGTGACATAGCGAAGAACGGTGTGGAAGCGATGTTGCCGCTGGCTAAGTTTGACGCTACTCAAGGAATGGCACCAGAGCCTCACCAAAAAACTCCACCCAAAGTGGAGTCGTTGCAGGTTGAAGTTCCTGCTGACAAGGAAGATGAAGTGTTGGACGTGGTGACTAACCCCAGTATGAGCATGGAAGAGCTGGCTACTGCGTTGTCAGAACTAGGCTTTGAGCGTGTAACAACTCCTGTGGTTAGATCCAAGGACTACATTCCAAAACCACAGGTACATGAAACACCGCTATCGGATGTATGGCTGGCGGACAATGCACAACAGGCACCGATAATGCAGACGTTGGCAGGCCGGAGTGACGGTAGCACTGCATCCTATTACGAGTTACCTGCTGGAGCGCAGGAGTTACAGGACTTAATCTCTCATAAGAACATGAACTCGCAGATCGGTGAGATATTTCGTGCGTGCTATCGTATGGGCGAAGCATCTCATAGCGATGAGCTACGCGATGCGAAGAAGATCAAGTTTTACATCGACGCTGAGATCAGGCGACTAGGAGGTTGATATGTCTGAAGGTACAGATCTTAAATTGTTTTATGTGACTGTCGAAGAAACTGTTTCGACGCAAGTGGCGGTGAAAGCGAAGAACGAAGAGGAAGCGCAGTACCAAGCCATAGATGATCGCGGCACGATTGTTCGCATACCTACCACTACGAATAAAATTGTTACGGCTATATCTGAGAGGGAGCAAGTGTAGTGGAGACAAAGATTGATAAGAATGTGCCGATACCGCCGAAGGGCAGGGTCAACAAACAGAACAGCAAGCACAAACACCTCAACAAGATTATCGAATCGTGGGAGGTAGGCGACAGCGTAGCCCTTGAGTTCGTTGCAAAAACTACGGGAAAGGACAAACGGTCTTCTTATTCGCTCGAAGCGCAGTCTCTCATAACCAAGGCAAAAAAAGCTGGGCAAAAAACATCGCAGCGCGTTATGGCTGATGAAGGCGTGATTCGAGTGTGGAGGATAGAGTAGGTGGATCTTATAACCTTGGACTTTGAGACGTTCTACAGTAAGGACTTCTCACTGACCAAAATGACAACCGAAGAATACATCCGCGACCCTCGTTTCGAGATCGTGGGTGTAGGGGTAAAGGTAAACAATGGCGCTACCGAATGGGCTTCTGGAACACGCGAGGAACTTCAAGGGTACCTTGACGAGTTCAACTGGGCCGACAGCATGGTACTGGCTCACAACACTATGTTCGATGGCGCTATATTGTCTTGGCTCTTTGATATTCGTCCTCGCGTTTGGGCTGATACTCTGTGTATTGCCCGTGCTTTACATGGGGTGGAGGTTAGTGGAAGTCTCAAGGCACTTGCGGAGAGATACAATATAGGTGTTAAAGGCACTGAGATACTCAACGCGCTAGACAAACGCCGCGAAGACTTTACTGATGACGAGTTAGACAGTTACGGTGACTACTGCATCAACGACGTGGAGCTTACCTACAGACTGTTCAGCAGGTTCTTGAAGCAGGGATTCCCTAAGAAGGAACTCAAGATCATCGACTGCACGCTGCGTATGTTCATACATCCGCTGTTAGAACTAGATTCGTGTTTACTGCAAGAGCATCTGCAAGAGATCAAGAAGCATAAGGATAAGTTGTTATCTGATGCTGGCGTGACCGACAAGAAAGAGCTGATGAGTAACGACAAGTTTGCCGAGCTACTCAGGTCTAAAGGTGTCGAGCCGCCTACCAAAGTCAGCCCTACCACAGGCAAAGAAGCCTACGCATTCGCTAAGACCGACGAAGGTTTCAAGAGCCTTGCAACGCACAGTAACCCTAACGTACAAGCGTTAGTGGCTGCGAGGTTAGGTAACAAGAGCACACTGGAAGAGACTCGTACGCAACGGTTCATCGACATCTCAAGTCGCGGCACTCTGCCGGTTCCTGTGCGGTACTATGCGGCACACACTGGCAGGTGGGGCGGGGATGACAAGATCAACCTGCAAAATCTACCCAGCCGTGGGCCTAACGGTAAGATGTTAAAGAGAAGCATCGTCGCGCCTGACGGATACACACTCATAGACTGTGACTCGTCGCAGATTGAAGCGAGGGTGCTGGCGTGGTTTGCGGGGCAGACTGACCTGACAAACGCATTCCGTAAGAAAGAGGATGTGTACGTCAAGATGGCGGCACGGATCTACGGTATACAAGAAGACCAAGTGTCTAAAGACCAGCGGTTCGTTGGCAAGACCACGATCCTCGGTGCTGGGTACGGCATGGGCGCGTTGAAATTCCAAGCACAATTGAAATCGTTTGGAACTGAAATAGATTTGGATGAGGCAAGACGCATCATTAACATATACCGTGATGCGAACTGGAAGATTAGTCATGTGTGGCGCGAAGCTCAGAACATGGTTAGCCGTATGGCGAACGGTGACACTTACCAGTTTGGTAAGAAAGATGTGATCGAAGTTATAGGAAACCGGGAAGCTATACGTCTACCGTCTAAGCTCCTAATGCGTTATGAGGATCTCAAGGGAGAGCAGAACTCGCAGGGGACAGAGTACAGCTACAAGACACGCAAAGGTCGGACGCGGATCTACGGTGGTAAGGTGATAGAGAACGTCTGCCAAGCGTTAGCACGTTGTGTGATAGGCGATCAGATGTTGCTGATAAACAACAAGTACCGAGCGGTGTTGACAGTGCACGACTCAGTTATCGCATGTGTGCCTGAGTCTGAAGCAGAAGAGGCCCAGAAGTACGTCGAGAAGTGTATGAGATACGTGCCCAAGTGGGCGAAGGGATTGCCGCTGGAGTGTGAGAGCGGTATGGCTAAAGCATATGGAGACTGTGAATAATGAGTTACCACGACGGTGACGTGGAACTAACGTCAGATCCTTTTGAACACCGTGTACTGTGCCCTATTTGCCGCAACGATAACTTACATCAACAAGCCGTGGGGGTTTACCATAACCCCTTTGATAGCAGACGAGAGGATAGCCAAGGATTTTTAGTTACTCCAGACGGAGAGTGCATGGTGCACACCAGATTGCACGCTGGCGTACTGAACCCTTCCGAAAGAAGAGATGGCATACGGATTAGTTTTAACTGCGAACACTCTTGTAGGGTGCCTGATCTGTTAATACTCCAACACAAAGGGACTACCTACATGAGTTGGGACGATGAACCATCAGGTAGCCGACTTTGGCCTAATGAAACATGAGCGTAGCGCCGTGGTCGTTCAGTAAGATTAAGGCATTCCAGCAATGCCCTAAGCAGTTCTACCATGAGAAGGTGCTCAAGCAGTACCCGTTCAAGGAGTCTAAGGCTACATTGTATGGAACAGCTTTTCACGAAGCTGCGGAAGAATACATCCGCGACGGTGGTGAACTTGACCCACGGTTCAGCTACGCACAGGGTATGTTAGATGCACTGAACGCCAAGAAAGGCGAGAAGCTATGCGAGATCAAGATGGGGCTGACCGAAGACCTAGAAGCATGTAGCTTCTTTGCTCGTGACGTGTGGTTTCGTGGTATCGCAGACTTATTGATACTAAATAATGAAGAAAAATTAGCTTGGGTTATTGACTACAAGACAGGAAAGTCGGCAAGATACGCTGATAAAGGCCAGTTAGAACTTATGGCTCTAGCGGCTTTTAAGCACTACCCCGAAGTGGAGACTGTTCGGGCTGGGCTATTGTTTGTGGTAAGTAATGATCTGATACGAGATCGCTACACCATAAAGGAAGAGGAGAAGTTGTGGACTAAGTGGCTGGGTAAGTACAGCGACATGGAGACAGCTTTTGAGAACGATACGTGGAATCCCAACCCCAGTGGATTGTGCAAAGCATGGTGCCCTGTGTTGGAGTGCCCACATAACGGAAAGAACTGATGCCGTACAAGAACAAAGCGGATCGTAAGAAGCAGAAGAACCCGCCAGTTGGCAGTCCCGCACACGAAGCTAGGATGGAGCGGCAGCGTGCACGGCGTGCTATGGATAAGGCTGGACGCGATGCTAACAAGAATGGCAAAGCTGACAAGCGTGAGGGTAAGGATGTCAGTCACAACAAGATGCTGAGTAAAGGGTGGCAGCAACAAAGACGGCGTGCGGATAGAGAGCAAGAGTGCTAACCGCAGCCGTAACGGACAAAGACCAAGACGTAGGTGAGTAAGGATGAGGTGAAGACAGGCATACTGATCGGCGTAGGTATAATTATGACGATCTATCTACTGTCTTTTCTTCTCACTTTGATGATGATGTATTAGACCGAGGCATTCCTGCCTGTTGGCACGCCCCAGCCGTGTGGTCGAAGCTGGGACTTTTTTGGGCAGGGAGACTACACACTCCCTCCTTGCGAGTTTCCGTCCTCGTGCCCAAAGGCGGAGTTGGCAAGGGAACTCCATCCCTGAAACAGCACGTTCCCGTCCGTGCGCCAAAAGGCGGGGCTTTTCGGGGTATGACCCTTTAGTGATAAGGGGTCTCAGCCGGATGCTCGGAACAGGCTAACCCTGTTGCCCTGCCCCATTTTTTAACCGCGTGTAGTGGACACCCACTTCGCGCTTTTTTGCATGAAGGGTGATAAATGAAAGTCAAACACAAAGACGATTTTGAAAACGAAGAAGATGCTATCCAGTATATCCATGAGGTGGCGCTGGTGGCTATATCATACGACAAAGAACCTGAAGATCTTACGGATATAGACATCGCTAGGGCCAGAAAGAAACTGAAAAAGTATGGCATAGATCTGTCTATGGAGTTGTGGAAGTGAAAGTCATAGACAACAAGGCGCTTCTACTGCGGCTACGTGATCCAGCAAAAGTTACCGACGTAATACCAAAGAGTAAGGAGTTATCAGGTAACCGTGTGGTGGTTAACTGGGGGGTAGACGAGGCTCATGTACTCAAGAATCTCGACATCCATGCACCGTCACCCATCGAAGGGCAGTATCAGTGGACGGGTAAGTACAAACCATTTGAGCACCAGAAGACTACATCTGGGTTTCTGACACTCAACAAACGTGCGTTCTGCTTCAACGAACAGGGTACGGGTAAGACCGCCAGTGCTATCTGGGCGGCAGACTTCTTGATGAAGCAAGGCCGTATCAAGCGTGCTCTGGTCATCTGCCCCTTATCTATTATGGATTCAGCGTGGCGAGAGGATCTGTTCAGCTTTGCCATGCACCGCAAGGTAGATATAGCCCACGGTTCAGCAAAGAAAAGAACCGCTGTAATCGAAGGCGATGCAGAGTTTGTCATAATAAATTATGACGGTGTGGCAATCGTCTCGGACGCCATAGCCAACGGTGGGTTTGACCTAGTGATTGTGGACGAGGCAACTCACTACAAGAACGCACAAACTGACCGCTGGAAAACACTCAACAGGCTACTTGGGCCGGACAAATGGCTCTGGATGATGACGGGTACCCCTGCTGCACAGAGTCCGTTGGATGCGTACGGGCTGGCTAAACTCGTTAACCCGAAGGCTGTGCCACGCTTCTTTGGCTCGTTCCGCGATCAGGTCATGGTCAAAGTGACTAACTTCAAGTGGGTGCCTAAGCCCAACGCCACGGAGACAGTGTTCAGTGCCTTACAGCCAGCGATACGGTTCACCAAGGAAGAGTGTCTTGATCTACCTGACATCATATACACAACTCGCGAGGTACCGCTGACCCGCCAGCAAGATAAATACTACAAAGAATTGAAGAACCGCATGGTCATGGAAGCTGCTGAAGAGACAGTCACGGCAGCTACGGCGGCGGTAAACATGAACAAGCTGCTACAAATCAGTTCTGGGGCGGTGTATACCGACGACAAAGAGGTAGTGGAGTTCGACATCAAGCACCGATACAAGGTGTTGCGTGAGGTGATTGACGAGTCCAGCAAGAAAGTCCTGATCTTCGTGCCGTTCAAACACACAATACAGCTACTTTCCGAGAAGCTACGCAAAGACAAGATACCCACCGAGGTCATCAGCGGCGCAGTCAGTGCGACTGAACGCACGCGCATATTCAAAGAGTTCCAAGAGACTGACAGCCCACGAGTGCTGGTCATACAGCCACAGGCTGCGGCACACGGCGTTACGCTGACTGCTGCAAACACAATCGTGTGGTGGGGGCCAACCAGTTCGGTAGAAACATATGCTCAAGCCAACGCACGTATTCACAGAGCGGGGCAAGATCACAAGTGTACGGTGGTACAGCTACAAGGATCTCACATAGAAAAACGTGTGTACGCACTACTAGATAACAAAATAGACACACATACAAAAATTATTGATCTTTACAAAGAAATACTTGATTAAACAACTACCTACTACTATATTGCAGTTCTCGGCAATGGAAGGACGAAAACATGGCTGATGCGAAGCGCGTAGGTAGTTTGCCTTTGAACAAGATGATGAGGGCTTACCTCAAGATCAAGGAAGAAAGGGCACGCTTATCTACGGAATTTAACGAGGCTGATGACAAGCTAGTTAGTCAGCAAAACACAATCAAAAGCGCACTACTGGAGTATCTAAAAGAGAACGATATGAAGAGCGTCAAGACTGATGCAGGTACGTTTTACCGTACTGTTAAGCAGAAGTATTGGACTAGCGACTGGGAACACATGCACGAGTTTATCTTGGAGCATAAGGTACCTGAGTTCTTGGATAAGCGACTGAATCAGAAAAACGTACGGGAGTTCTTAGAAGAAAACCCAGACCTTCTGCCGAAGGGCTTAAACGTAGATGCGGAGTTCGCTTTGACCATAAGGAAGGCGTGATGGAGCAGTTAGTTCCAATAGAAGATGTTGCGAAGCACTTTGGTGTGTCATTATCCACGACCCGTAAATGGGTACGGGATGGGGTCATTCCAGAGAATACGTACATCAAGGTAGGTAAAACTCAGCGGTTTGCTTTAGCAAGCATTGCAGAGGCTTTACTGAAAGGCACCGCATCCGAAGAAGGTGCGGAAGAAACTACCGTGGATGACTTTGATCCCACAGCGTTTGATCCTGACGAAGATGTGTAATGCGTCGAGTCAGTTTACGGGGTAACAAGTTTACTGGGTTAGACTTTCAGACAGACACGTCGTCGGTAGACGTAATCATCGTGAACGCAGCGGCAGTATCGCGCTCGTACTACAAAGATGCTTACGATCCCACCGTCAAACGTCTGCCTACATGCTGGTCTAGTGATACCCAGAGACCTTCACCCGATGTGCCGTCAGACCGAAGACAGAGTGCGCGATGTATTGATTGCTCACAGAACATCAGAGGATCTGGCACTGGAGGGGGTAGGGCTTGCAGATTTAGTCAGCGACTAGCGATTGTTGAAGAGAAGGCGTTAGACACTGTGTATCAACTGCAAGTACCTGCCTCATCCATATTTGGCAAGGCTCAAGGTAGAAGCTCTATGCCTCTACAGGCTTACGCTAAGTTTTTGAGTGGGCATGGAACGCCCAGTGCAGCAGTGGTGACGAGGATAAGTTTTGATGCGGGTAGCCCCGTACCAAAGCTGTTCTTCTACCCACAAAGACCGTTAGAAGAAGAGGAACTACGTTTAGTTAGGGGAATAGTGGATACAGATGACACGTTAGCAGCTATTGCTTTCGACATTGTTCCACACAACCGCGAAGGTTCGCCCTTCGCTGCAACTGAAGGGTTCAATATAAATAGCCAATTAGGAGACCGAAATGGCTGAAGACTTTATGTACTACACAATTGAAGGCGTAAAAGCCCTCTACCCAAAACTCGACACCACTTACAAGTTCGATAACAAGGCTGGTAAGAACGGTGCATCTGTTAAGTGTGATCCACTGGATGACGGTGCGGAATACTCTATGTCTTTCGTGATGTCTGAGAAGGAAGCTAAGACCTTGTACAAGGGGATGGCTACGGCTTACAAGGCTAAGAAGGAGAAAAGCTGGCCTGACAAGTTCCCGCTACCGTTCAAGAAGGACGATGACGGTAACTACATCGGCAAATGCAAGCTGAAGGGTGCTTACGGCACCGACAAGACCACGCCGCCGCTACAAGTTGACGCGCAGAACAACAAGCTGCCAACAGACTTCCAGTTAACTACCGGCAGTACCGTGAACCTTGCTTTCACTTTTGTGCCGTACTCTATGCGGGACAACGGCGTTAGCCTACGTCTGAACGGTGTGCAGGTGATCGAATACAAGCCTATGGTGTCACGTTCGCCCTTTGGCGTTGTGGAAGGTGGCTTTGTAGCGCAACCTGATAACCCGTTTAGTGATACCACTAGCAATACCAAGAGCACCGACGTTGCATTAGACGACGATGACTCTGACGATATATTTGGCGATGCGCCAGATACCTCCGAAGTGGAGGAACCCAAGAAGGTCGTGAAGAAATCTGCCCCCGCACCCAAGGAAGATGACGACGATCTGAGTGCCATTGTTGATAGTTGGGACGACTAACTACTAGCAATCACTCCACTATGGCTAGGTTTTACCGAAGAGGATGCGCCGACATCTCTGCCATAGTGTCTCTCGGCATTGGGTGCAACCATGAACACAAGAGAATTTTTACGGTGGGTACTACCCACAGAAGGTGTGTATGTCGCTCTTCAGTATGGCCTAGCGTCAGGTGGAGTGCGACAAACATACTTTCATTCAGCAGATGAACTAGCAGAAGCCGCCGAATACCACGACAGTGAAGGGTGGGACATGTACTTTGCTATGAGTAACTTCAAGGAAGAAGGCACTCGTAAGGGCGAAGACGCTAAACAGATAAAGTCATTCTTCTTAGATTTAGACTGCGGTGAGGACAAGGTAGCCGAAGGCAAAGGCTTTGCCACACAAGGTGATGCGTTACGTAGACTGCAAGAGTTTATCGTGTCGCTAGAACTACCAAAACCTCTTATCGTTAACTCTGGGCGTGGCATACACGTCTACTGGGTCTTGTCTGAGTCCGTGCCTGTAGAGCAGTGGAAGCCGGTAGCCGATCACTTCAAGCGCAAGTGCAAGGAGTTTGGTCTTGAGATAGACCCCGCAGTCCCCGCCGACATAGCGCGAGTGCTGCGTATAGTAGGCACACACAACCACAAGCCTGAGACACCTGCACCTGTGAAGGTCATAGGTGAAAAGCCAGATACGGTTAATTTCGACTTCTTTGCCAGCAAGCTGGGCATAGACACGATACCAGTCCCCTACAAGCGTACGAACGCGGAAGGCCCAGCAAGTCTGCGTGACGCGATAATCCAGAACTATAAACATAGTTTCAAAGACATTCTTATGAAGTCTCAGAAAGGGATTGGCTGCGAACAGTTAAGTCGCATAGTGAAAGGCCAAGCCGAGGCGAGTGAACCTATGTGGAGGGCGGGTCTGTCCATCGCTAAGTTCTGCGAGGACGGTGAGAAAGCTGCACAAAAAATATCTGAACAGCACGCTGAGTACACACCAGAGCTAACGCTCAAGAAGCTAGACCTGATAAAAGGCCCGTACCGTTGCACAACATTCGACGAGAATGAGGGCAGCATCTGCACAGAATGTCCGCACTGGGGTAAGATCAGTTCACCGATTGTGCTGGGGCGCAAGGTTGCCGAGGCAGAGGTCACCGAAGACGGTACATATGCAAATGATCTTCAGGATCAGCAACTACAAACAGTTGAAGGTACGCTACTTGAAAAGTTGGAAAACCAAGATCTTTCTGTACAACACGTTATACCTATCTATCCACGCCCGTACTTTCGTGGTCAGAACGGCGGTGTGTACGTCAGGGACATAAGTCCAGACGGAGAAGTTGACGAGCACGTTATTTACCACCATGACGTGTATGTGACGCAGCGGTTGATAGACGTAGAAGAAGGTGAGTCCGTAGTTTGTAAGATACACCTGCCGCAAGACGGCGTGCGTGAGTTTGTAGTGCCTCTTACGGCGATAACCTCACGAGAAGAATTTAGAAAGAAAATGGCGGTACAAGGTGTCGCCCTCCCTCAAATAAACGATTTGATGCAATATATGATTACTTGGGTAAACGAATTACAAGCAACTTCTACAGCAGCCACGGCACGTCGCCAGTTCGGTTGGGTAGACGAGAACATGGATGCCTTTGTTATAGGGGACAAAGAGATATACGCAGACCGTATTGAACATAACCCACCGTCCACACCTACCGCCGCACTAATTCCATACCTCAAGCCGAGGGGTACGTTGGAGGCGTGGAAAGAGATGGCTAATTTCTACAACACGCGGCCTGAACTTGTGATGCACCAGTACGTTGTATGTACAGCGTTTGGCTCTCCGCTAATGGCCTTCTTGCCTCAAAAGGCTTGCGCGTTACACATACACAGCCCACTTAGCGGGTGCGGTAAAACAGCAGCTATACGGGTAGCGGGTTCGGTGTGGGGTGCTGAGAAGGGCATGATGATAACCGCAAAGGATACCGACGCGATAAAATTTAACCGTTCAGAGGTGCTGCACAATCTACCGTTCTACATAGACGAATTGACCAATGAGAAAAGTGAGCAGCTAAGTGACTTAGCATATCAAATATCTTCTGGCGAACAGCGCGGGCGTATGGCTGGTGGGGCTAACCTCGAACGCACTCGTGGGGAACCGTGGCACTTATCATGTGTAACTACAGGTAATGCCAGCGTCATTGAACGTATTTCAGCGGACAAGCAAGCGCCGAAAGCAGAGGCGCAGAGGATACTGGAGTGGAGAGCACAACGTGTGTTCGATAGCACGGAGGAGAAGGGAGAGACCGATAAGTTCGATATATCCATAACAGAAAACTATGGGCACGCGGGGCCGATCTACATTCAATATGTCATACAGAACCTAGAAGACGTGCGGAACTTAGTCTTTCACATGCAGCGTAAAATTGACAAAGCAGCGGGGCTTACAGCGGAGAACCGCTTTTGGTCTGCCGGAGCCGCTACCACACTAGCTGGTGCGTACATTGCGAATGAACTAGGACTTATTGATTACGATATGAAAGCACTTGGCAAGTGGGTTGTGAAGCTACTGAAGGACAACCTAGAGTCGGTGGGTGACATGGGCGTGTCTATCGAGCAGACATTGAGCGACTACCTTACCGAGAACTACAACAACGTGCTGATACTCAAGAGCACGGATGACTTACGTAGCAACTCTGGCAATGGGCTGGACTCTATCGTCATACCAGACGCACTGCCGAAGGGTAAGCTAGTGGCGCGGTATGAGACAGACACCAAGAAGGCGTATGTCGTACCGAGGTTTTTGAAGTCTTGGTGTGCGACACATCAGGTGAATTACAGTGCCTTAGTGGAAGGCATGATGAAGAGCATGGGTGGGAAACGTGTGCAGATGCGGCTTGGAAAGGGCACTCATGCAGGGTCAATGATACCCAACATGCGAGTGATAGCTGTTGACTGTAACTTGTTTGGAGAAACTACTGTGAGCGAGGACAACCTATATGACGACAACATTCATGGCGGCGATACAGGCGCAGAAGAAAGCAGCGGAGCTGGGGAAGAAGTTTAGGAACGTTACTTCCTCTCCGCACGACAACAGAAGCCTAAAGCAGAAGCCGACGTACTCGCAGTACGAGATAGAGCAGGTGTTAGCTCTGTACGCCAAGGGTAAGAAACGTGCAGAGATAGCTAAGACCACCGGCCTGAAAGCTCATGCGGTGTACAACATCACATACCGTTATCGTTTAGTAGACGGCAAGGCAAAGAAAACAGCGCCACAGTGGCAGACATAGCCCTCAAGACACGCGACTTGAACCCTGATGGGGTACGTATCGTCGTAGATTGGGGAGCTATGGTGGTAGGCAGTTCGGTATTCATACCGTGCGTCGATACAGATAAGGCTATGCAGCAAGTTAAACGCATCTGCGTGGACGAGATGGAGTGGGATATACGGGCTAAGGGCGTCTTAGAAGGTGCGTTTTTAGGTGTTCGTGTTTGGAGATTGGTGTGATACGATCCGCTCCGATAAGGTCAGTCGGTCTCCTCCTGTTGAGTCTTATCTCCATCCGCCCCTCTGCCGTAGCACCCCTTCCTACGGTAGGGGGGTTTTTACATCCCCAAGTTGTCCCATATGGTCAAAGTATCATCGTACTCAGACGCGCTTTGGCGCATGTCTGACATCATCCTTGGGTTGATAGTCACGCCATAGTGCATCTTTTTTGACGTTCTCATGTGCTGCGCCATAGACCGTTTAATTGTATCTGGCGTAATACGTACACTAGGATAGGTTTTATTAAACTCGTTCATATCCTCGCGTATGCTACGTGCTCTAGAGGTATCGCCACTTCGCACGGCTGCGTAGTATTTACGTAACAAGTTAGTACGTTGTTTAGCAGCCCTACCAGATATTTTCTTGAGTTGAGCATTCTCTGCTAGTTGTCTGGTGTATTCCGCTGGGGCAAAACCAAAGAATTGCATGACAAGCAGAGGTGCGGATATATCATCTACAATGGCATCGCCGCGTTGAGTTCTAGCGCCCTCTTCGTAGAACCGCACCGTCTTCAGTACGTTGCGAATAGCAGCGGGAGACATTGCTTCTACCCCCCTAGCAAGCTCTCCCTGACCGATAGCTTTGTCGTAGCCTCGCTCCATCTGCATTGACACGCCGACTACAGGGCCACCGAGGGTTTCTATTAGATCAAATAAGAACGGCTGGTCTTTTTCGATAAGCCGGTCTCGAAACACTAGGTCAGACAAGCCCATACGACTCGCAACGTCTACGCCGAGTACGGCGTTACCCATACCACTGAACAGTTCTTCTCCCATAGTTTTACGAACTACGGTGTCAAAATCTTCGTCTTCATCACCCTTAAACATGTCATAGACCATAGCAGCCACGCCGTACATCGGCAGACCTTGAGCACCTGCAACCAGCATCGAACCACCAAACACACCAGCCAGTTGCCTACGTGCCTGTGCTTTTTCTGCTGGCGTGCCTCGTATGGAACCTATGCCTAGCTTGTATAGAAGCTCCATCATCTGTACACCGTATCGCTTATACAAGAAAGCGACTTTGCCGATGTTTTTCTGACCTATTCTCGGTGCAGAGGCAGCGGCGGTACCACCGTTAGTAAGCTCTACTTCGTAGATAGCAAAGTCAGCAGCTTCGCGGTACTCGGCTTCACTCAACTTGAGGTTAGCCTTCTCTTCGGCTGACAAAGCCTTGAAGTCCGCTTTAGACAAGTTGTTGTTGGCACGCTTCATGGAGTCCACTTTCAAACGGAACGCCGCAGCAAGCCCCACCTGACGTGTCATACGCTCACCATGATGAAACATGAACCCGGAGACTGCGCCAATCTTTCCTCGTACGCTGTCAATCTCCTCCATGTCTAGTGTGTCGTACATGATGGATCTGTTTAGCTGGCCTTTTTCTTCAGCCACTTTAGCTAGAATCTCAAACTCTTTTATCTCTGGCGGTATACCTTCGGCATTAAAATCGTAGTTATCTATAGACGGTGCAGCAGGAACCATAGTTTGCTCGGTACCGTCTGGCCCCACCGCCTCAACTGGAGCTTCACGCCTTTTGATGAACGGCAAGTATTTAATGTTCTCGTCAGTTTTGCCTGCGTTCTTAAACAGCCTTACCGCTTCGCCTATGGCACTCAGCGTATCGCTGTAACCGAAGTATTCGCCGTCATCTCCTTGAGTGCTGGCTAGGTGCGGTGCAATGACCATAGGTATCTGGGAGAAGTTGACCAGTACAGATGACAGGTTAAGGCCAAGAGTCATAGCAAAACCGAATGTAGTGAGGTTCTTGGCCCAGTCCTCTACATCGGGGTTTTTAGCGAAGGCGATTCGCTTCTCTATTTCTTCGAGGTACTGCCTTGCCGCCTGCTTATCGCCTTCAGGTACATCTGGGTTTTTGTTATAGGTTTTGTAGTCTTCTTTTAACTCTGCTTGCACCTTTGAAAATTCTGCCCCGAACTCCATACGCACAATTTGTCGTGCCACAGAAGCAGTCCTGATACGTAACGCACGTACCATGTCGTGGCTAGGATACTTGGCGTCTCGCAGATTTGCGGGGTCACCTACGAAACCACGGTAGCCTTCACGGCGTCTGAATGACTGTGCAAATGATCGTTCTGGCAGTGTGTCCAAAAACAGTTTTATGATCTCGTCTTGTACGCCCGCTTCTACCTTGTTTGCACTTAACACCCCAAGCACATTGTTTACAAATGACCCAGAGGGAGCATTGTTGTAGCTAGGTGAAGTGTCCCCCTCAAACGGTTGTAAGTCCTTGAGACTTATTTCGTCCGCCATAGCTTCTAGTTCTGCCATAGCTTCTCGACGTTCACGCTTAGTCTCGAACGACTCTGTGAAGTATTCTGCCTGACCTGTTTTGGGGTCAGTAGCTGTGTACTCTAGTCTGTATGAACCTTCACGTATTAAGGGAAAGTAAGGGTCAATCGTTACGTTTTTGTATAACTTGTTAATCAGTTCATCGTAGACGTTCTTACGTTTCTTTGGGTCTAGGTCTGTAGCATCTAAGCGCACCTTTATTACTTTAGCTACTTCGTCGTACAGACCTTTGTATGTGTTGCGAACGATCTTATAGATCTTCTGCCCGTCTTCACCCAATGCAGTCCAGTCACCATCCTTGGCGTGCATAGCATCGTATTCGGCTAACTTGTCAGCGTCTTCTTCATACGTCTTTCTGTCTTTAGACGGGTCTACGCCGACTAGAGAGCTATACGGCATGATCCTGTTGAGGACATCTACCTTGTCTTTGTTGTCTTTAGCGAAGGCAGAAATCCTACTGATGGTTGCGTCCACAGGACGCTTGATTTCTTGCAGTCGCCCACCCTCTCGCAACACTAGGTCTCTGACCTTGCTAATCTTAGGTACGTACTTCTTGGCGACCATCTCTAGGCCGTTGAGACTGAGGATGCTTAGGGCAAAGCTCTTGGCTGAATCTGCTAGTGAAGAGTCGGAAACAACGTCCCGTACTCGCTGTACGCCCTTAGAGGTAAGTACGGGGACACTCCTCAAGCCACCGTCTAAGACTTGAGATGCCATCTTTTCTGGCCTACTAACCAGAGCGGGGTTGTCGTCAATCTGTGAGAATCTAGGTAGCAGACCTTCTAGTTTCCCTGCTGTTTGTATGTCCGCTGTGTCAGGTGCAAGTAAGTTGTTCTGCACTCGTAGCAGTTCGTTCAGGGCGGTGTTGTCTTTAGGTGGCAGGTTTAACAGCTTACGTAGTGCGTTTACGAGGGCTTCCCACAACGTTATCGTGCCTTTACCTTCAGTGCCTATATCCCCAGTTCGTGTGTCGTAGGGAACAGTGTCCATGAATTCTTGCACTTCTCTGTCTGTGAGCGTCCACGCAAGAATTTCATCGGGATTATCCAATGCGTTTTTTCTGAGTATGCTTCGCTCAACTGCCAATAGATCTTCTTCAGCCATTCGCCCTTCACGGACATCTCTCAAGCGCCCCTTGAAGTACCTTCTTACTGCATTGGTCAAGTCATACAGATCGGTAACGTCTTTTCTTAACTTAGTGCCCTCTGGAAACGAACGTTTATTACCTGCGGATATGAGCTGGCGAGTCACCGCATGTATTGCTTCGTGTAGTACCGTCTTATGAGTAAGCCCATTGTTTAGGGCCAAAGGGTCTTTTGTACGCGCAATTGACACCCGCATAGCGCCGTTCCGAATACTTGCTAGTCCTCTAGCGCCTTTAATCCCGTTTATAGTTACATTGTTATAATCTAACTCTTGGACGTTGTACTCAAATTTGTAACCCATATCTATCATGCGCTGCATCAGCTTGGACACATTAGTCGCTATTAACCGTTCAAACGGATTATTAGCATTGCGCGTTATGTTCTTGACGGCATCAATTAGAGTGCCACCCTTTGTTTCCCTTAGCAGTCTGTCAGATTCAGCGACATGCTCCTGCTCTGTCATTTTACCTGCGGCTACGTCTTCGTTTATTACAAAACCCGCATCGCCTACGGCAGAGTAGCGAGTACCTTCTACCCTACGTACATTAGGGTCTAAGCCTTCCTGTACCGTAAACTCGTCCCTTGACTGCGCCAGTGTAGGAGGCTCTACACCATCTTCTTTTGCTTCTGCCACCCTGTCCGCATGAAACTCGCGTATCTGTTGCGTTCTTACGTTATTAGGGTCAGCTAATGACGGAGCTATCTTCGCAGATGTGGGCTTAAACTCGTCCTCTTCTGTACGGCGCTTTTGTATGTAGTCAAGAATCTCGTTAGCTTCTGCTTCTGTCTCCGCGTCTATCGCTGCCTGCTCTTCTGTAGCTGCCCCTTCTTCAAGCTCTAAACTTGCTTCTCGCGTACCTTCGGGTGGCTTTTGACGCTGGGCAAACTCTGCTCTAGCTACAGAAATTATCTCTAAAAGTTTAGCTTCTTGTTCGGGAGTTCTGTCAACGATGTTAAAAAGTTTTGTAAACTCATTTTGAAGTTCATCTACATTTTGCTCTGTTAATGTATCTGACTGTCCGTCTGCTCCAGTAACAGGTCGTCCAACGCCTCTTCCAACACCTCCCACTGTTGTTCCGTCAAGTGCATCAGTTGCCACGGAATCTTGACCGCTTGCTGTGACTCCCACGCCCTGTAGATCAACCGCAGTGCCTGCTCCACTTCCTGTTGCGACAGACTCTCCTTCGGTATCGGTAGGTATATCACGTTGCTGGTCATCTGCTGCCTCTTGTTTCTTGAATGCTTCTTCCAGATTAGTCTGTATTTCTAGCTTCTTTTCGCTACGAGTCTTGGCAGCGGCTCTTCTTAGCTCATCCCGAACATCTGAGTCTGTAAGGTCTTTACCTGTAAGTTCTTTACGTATCTTCGCTGTTTTACCGAACCCCATGTCGTCGAAGAACTTTGCAGTTAGGGTGGTTGGGGCGGCGTCGGCCTCTTGTTGGGCTTCCTCAACGGCAGCTTCAAACTCTGCCCGCGTCTGCGTGGTTGTCTCAGTCGGCTGATCCTCGCGCTCAAATACGGTTTCAGAAACTATCTCTTGTTCGCTAAATGCTTTTTCCAGATTAGCCTGCACATTTTGCTTTTCTTCACTACGAATCTTAGCAGCGGCCCTTCTCAACGCATTTCGAGTAGCGGGATTTGTGAGGCTTTCACCTACAAGTTCTTTACGTACCTCTGCCTCTTCATTAAACCCTATGTCGTCAAAGAACTTCGCGGTTAAGCCAGTAGCATCTTCTTCCGTCGTGGTCTCTACGACAGGAGGTGCGGGTCTAGTGATAGCAGCGGGTTCGGGTTCGCCTTCTCGTATGCGGCGTTCTACTTCTGCTTGTCGTTCCGCTGCTTCTGTTTCAGTAGCAGTTTCTTCAGCTAGTGTAGCTTCGATTTCGGCGCGTCTGGCAGCAGCGTCTCTTTCTTCTTTTGCTTTCTGTGCGTCTTCTCTAGCGGCGACATCGCCACCAGCTACAGTAGCGGTACCTCGTATAGAACCACCTAACAGACCACCAGCTATAGCTGCTTCACGGTACTCTGCGATAGCATCTTCACTGGTTAGAGGTAGCCCAGCTTGTGCACGTTCTAAGACTTGCTGCCCCAGTTCTGTAGGTGCTTCTATTACGGCACCAGCCGCAGTTCCTTTAACACCACGGGTAAATATACCGCCACCGCCTACTGCGCGGTTCGTAAGACCTAGCTTACCGACAAACAAACGCCCAAGAATGGCATCGAGTGTGGCTTGTGGAATGGCAGTTAACGCTGCTGCACCTTCGTCTATTTCGGTTTTTAGCCCTTGGTCTATAGCTTCTTTTTGTCTTTCGCGGTTCATACCATAGAAAAACGGTAGGCTAGCAGCAACACCGCCTACCAACGCTCCCAGACCCGCACCTATCGGGCCAAGAGTAGCGCCAAGTTTTGCGCCTGTTATACCACCAGCAAGGGTTGCACCCATCTGTGGTGCGCTTTCTGCGGCTATACCGCCAAGATAAGATCCAAAGTCTCCGATACCACCAATATCGTCGAATCTGGTTTGGAACCGTGCTTTGCGCTGTGCGTCTGCTTCATTTTCAAGAGCGACTTCAGCGCCGTATTGCTCAAGCCCTTCTAGCCCAAGCACCCCACCAATACCTTCAAGAGTAGAGCCTGTGGCCTGCCCTATAATATCGGTGCCGATGTCTATGCCTCTAGCAAGTGAACCGCGTTCGAGTTCAGCTAGTTCGGTACGGCGTTCTAGGCTTTCTTGTCGGAGTTGTTTTTCTCGTTCACGCCTTTGCTGGCGTTCTGCGGCAACCTGCGCTTCAAAGTCTGTAGTGCTAGCAGATAGTCCGGCAGCACTCAGATCCCTTCGAATAGCAGCGGCTCCGGCTATATCGCCGCGAGCTTCTAACACCTCTATGGCTTTTCTAGCCTGCGCTACTGTTGCCATTTAATTAGCCTCCGGCGCTTGCCATAGCCTTCTGAGCTTCAGGAGAAAGTGTAATTTCTTCGCGGGGAGTTAGCCGCTCCTGTTGCGCTTGTCGCGCTTGATCTAACTTAAGTTGCCGAACAGTTAACTCGTCCCCAAGTTTATCTAAGTCGGCTGCTCGCGCTGCTACTTCAGCGGCTAATTCGTCTTCTAATAGTTTTTTCTTACGTGCGTCATCAGAATCTGATGGGTCTAACGTGTCAAGGTCATTATATCTACTTTGTAACCGCACTGATTCAAAGATTTTGCTGCGTGCCTCAAGAACTCTAGCTTTTGCAGTAGACACATCTTTGGCTAGTGCTCGCATGTTGTCGCCGGTTATTTGTTCTGCTAGTAGTCGATTGCGTTCTTGGTCACTAAACAACTGACGTACATTTTGCTGCTCGTCCATCGTTAGACGTGCTTTGTCCATCAAGCTCGCTACTTCTGCCTGTTCAGCGTTCTGTAGGAAGTTACGTGCGTTTTGCTTCTGTGCAATTACATTGGCTTCTGCATCAGCATATGCTTTCGCGGCATCGGCACCAAAGTTGCGATTAAGCTCTATGGTAGTTGCTTGAATACCCATTACATCTTGATCTAACTGTCTACGACGTTCTGTCGCAGCGTCACGTAGTTGCCTATCACGTACACCTACACCAGTAATACCACCTCTACCACCAGCGGTAAGTAAATCTATAAGGTTATCTCTACGTGATGGGGCGGTTTCATCATAAGTTGCCTGTACACGCTTCTGCATGTTTTCAAGCAGCTTTTCGTTTTCGCCCATCTTTGACAGACCTCTTATGCGTTCTACAGCAGCAAGTCCTCTCTTGTCAGCATCTAGCTCTAGCTCGCTTTCCGCTTGGGTTCGTTGTGTTTCATCTAACTGGTAAGGAGATATACCCGCAGCGATGCCGGAGGTTCTTACCGCATCAAGCTGCCCTTGCATGCTAGCTTCATACTTTTCTTTCTCACGTTGTTCAGCCCTTTGCTGTGCCTCACTTCTACGTGTTTCAAACTCTTCTTGTCGTTGAGCTACATTAGGTGCGGGCGCATATCTAGGTCTTGCTATACCTTGCTTTTCATATTCAGCGTCTATTTGTGCATTTAGGCCCAAAGTATTAGGGCTTTTAGGCGTTGTTGCGTTGCCTGCCGTTAGTTGAGGTAAACCTGCTCTTGCTCTTCTACGTCTTGTACCTGATGAGCCTTGTGGATCTGTTTTTTCTTCTTCGAGAGGTCTACCTAACGGGTCAAAGCCCCCCTCACCCATAAGACGTTTGAACTCTAATGCTTGATAATTAGCACTACCCCCCTGTTTTCTAAGAGTAGATCGTAAGAAGTCAGCTAGTTCATCTGAGCCTAGCCCTTCTGGCACTTGCACACTTCCAGCTTTACTAAACGCGACAATACCGCCGCCAGCTAGCTGCACTGGACGTGCTTGGCTCATAACACCTTGTGCCTGCTGTGGCATCTGTTGTGGAGCGCCCTGTGGCATACGTGGGCCACCTTGAGAGATGCCTTGTTGTGCACGATTTACAGTGTCCATTTCGCTTGGGCCTACGCCCATTTCTTTGGCAGCTTGTTGGCGGTACTCGCCCATAAGCCCCTGCTGCATTTGATCTTTGATCGTCGCAGGGTTGCCTTGCGCTTGCATGGCTTGGTTGCGCTTCACTGCATCAAGGTCTTTTTTGAGTTGCTGCATAGCAAGCAAATCGACCAGTTCTTTGGTCATGTTGGCACGTTTTTGCAGCTCTTGGGGTCTACCCATATAAGCGTCTTTCGTGCGTTCGATTTGACTGAGAGGATTGTCTAGCATAATTAAGTACCGCGCAGTAGTGCGAGAAGCCCGCCTAAACCACCAGATAAGTCTTGGAACCCTCCGGGTTCAACAAACTGACGAGATGTGGCAGTAATTGGCAGACCTTGTAGCATAGATTGCATAAACTGTAGCTGTTCGTATGGATACTGTTGTTCTTGTTGGTACTGCAAGTAATCAGCGGTAATGCCTTCTTGCTCAATACCTCGTTGTTCTTGTCCAGCACCACGCATATCACGTAGTGCACTTAGGCCGTATCGACGGTCAGCTTCCTCTGCTGCGATCCTGCGGCGTTCTTGTTCGTTAAACTGCTCACGTTCTCGCTCTTGTCGTTCTATCTCTCGACGTTGCTCTTCGTTAAACTGTGTCCTACGGCGTTCATCAAACTCGGAGAGTCGCCCAGCTTCTACGTTAAACTGACCACGACGTGCAGCTTCATCAGTACGTAGGCCAGCTTGTTCTTTGTTAAACTGATCTAAGCCGACTTCAGCAATACGCTGACGCATGTCTTGTTCAGTATTGAATTGTTGTTGTGCCTGACTAAATGCTTCGGAATAGCCCCTGCCGGTAATATCGGCAAGTTGTTGCCCTAAGTTACGCCCGCCCTCTGCTTCCATAATAGCTTGACGAGATCCACCAAAAGCACCTGCACGAGACAATCGACCTGCATCTGCAATACGTTGCATTTCTGCCTGCCTAGAGGCTTCGCGCAGTTGTGGTTCTAATGCAGCTTGTAGGTAGGGGTTCATGTACTGTTGTGCAGCTTGCCCAGTAAAACTACCTGCTTGCATGCCAGATAAATCGGCAGAACCAGCGGTAAACCCCGGTGAGTATCCTTGACCCGCTGCACTACCAAAACCAAATGTGCCACCAGCGGTCATGTCGCCGCCAAAAGAACCTATGCCCGTTTGTTGGTTGGGATCTAAACCAGCGTAGCCAGCAAAAGCCATATCTTGTAGGCCGCTAGCACCGGCAGTAAGTGGGCCACCGTAGGCTTGATAGGGCGTATCAGCAAGTGCTTTTGCTTTACCAAGCATCTCACCGACATAGGGGCCAGCAAATTCGGACAACCCTTGATTAGTCCCAGAAAGTTCCCCTACGGGGCTGTTGGGATCTACTACTGTTTCAAGTCCACTCATAGTCTACGCCATCCTCTTGGATAACATCGCAAGCACTTGATCTGCGTCGATGTTTTTCTGTTGTTTCGGCGTGCCTGTGGCTTTCTTACGTACTGTGGACATAAAATCGTCCAGTGCTGCGGCACCTGCATCAGAGTTACCATTGCCCAGTATGGCTACCAAATCGGCAGGCAACACATACTCACCGTGACTTAATCGTGCTTCTTGTACGCCATCTATATCGGCGGGTATAAGATCTGCTTGTCCGTCAGAAACACCCTCTAGGTAACCCCCGCCTTGTAGCACTGAACCGCCTTCCATAAACCCTGCTGCCTGTGCCTTGGCTTTAGCTTGAGCCTCTTCAACAGACATAGGCTGCTGCCCTTCAGGTTTCTTGGCGTACATGGTGTCAGAGAAATAGCGTCTGCCACCACTGCCGGGGCGACGGTCTGTATCGTCTCTACCTGTAACTTGTTCTCGTATTGCGGTGTATTCGGGAATGCTGCCTTGGTAGCCAACAGGTGCTATATCAGGATCAAATGCACCACGGTCTTTTAAGAAACTGGTTAGGGCTAGTGGGCCTAGTAGCTCAAGTAACCCGCCAGCACCGCCAGATCCTTTACCTTGCGGGAGAAATGCACCTAATAGATTTTGAAAAGCATTTGGTTTGTCTTCTTTAGAGCCGCTCTGTGCGGCTGCTAAAAGGGCTTCTAGGTTAGAAGTATTGCTAAAAATATCGTCACTAAAGCCTCCATCCGTGCCAAAAATATCATCAAGAAAATCTGTGTTAAACCCGTCTTTGTCAGACTTAGAGTCACCACCAAAAAAGTCAGCAAGGTTGTCTTCTAATGGGTCGTAATCGCCCATGTAATCTGTGACATCAAAACTATAGTCAGAACCGCCACCACCCATGTAAGCAGCAAGGTCATCAGTCAGAGGGTTAAACTCTTCTTTATCATTAAGAAAATCTAATATGCCCGCCATCACTTGCCTCCGACTATACGTAGCAGCTCGTCAAGATTACCATAAGAACTTCTGACCGCACCACCATTTGCCATACCACCCGTGATATTGGCTAGGTATGCAGCTACAGGGTCTACCTTTCTCCCTCGCTGCTCACCAAGATCAAACAATTCAGCCCCACGCTCTTCGATAATGCCGGGAGTACGCACGATGGAAGGGGTGCGTGACGGTGTTTGTGTAGGTGTAGGTGTAGGTGTAGATACGCTAGGTCTAGGTAGATCAACCTTGGGTAGGTCAACATCGACACTAGGTGCAGCCTCTATCACGTCTTCTACTAACTCTTTTACTGGTTGTAGGATTACGTCGTCCACAGTAGAACCCACCGCCTTAACTGCATCCTCTACAACAGGTGCGGCATCTATTATCGGATCGACTATAGGCTTAACAACATCTTCTATCGCTGAACCTGTGGCTTTAACTGCATCCTCTATAAGTGGTGCTTTATCTACTACCGCACCTGCTACATCTTCGATTACGTCAACTACAGGCTCTGCTACATCACCTAATACCTCAACGGTGCCTTCTACAAAGCCCTTAACAGGTTGTAGGATCACATCGTCAAACATACTGCCGCTTTCTTTTATTACATCGCCTATCTTTTTAATAAACTCAGGGGTACCTACGTTGTTTGGCGCTAGCGCACCGCCTTCCATGATGTACTCACCAAAACCTCTAGCTATAGCATCTCCAAAATCGGTGCCTTTTGTTAGCTCGATCTGAGTTTTAACAAGCCCTGCAACAGCATCGTTTTGGTTTATGTTGTACCCACCTAAGAACTTTTTATCTAGCCCCGCTTTGTCCATCGCTGCTTTAGTAATATCGGGGCCGAACGCAGAAACCGCAGCGCCTGCTATGTTTCCATCTACCGCAGCGTCTATAAATTTGGCTCCTTGCACTACCTTGCCGAACGTATCGGCAGTTTTTGCAGCGGCATTTGCGGCTTCTAATAGTGCGGGGTCTGGTAGTGCGGCACCCAAAGTAAACGCGCCTTCAGTGGCCTTGCTTGCTAAATTTGCTGCGTTTGCGGTAAGTCCTTTCGCAAGCCCACCCGCGCCACCTGTTAAAGCAGACTTTAGGATGTCATTAGTATCACCACCTGTGATCGCTGTCCCTCCTGCGCTTGCTAGTGCACCACTTAATGCGGTAGCCGTAGCTCCTGTAGCTCCTGCCGCTCCAACAAGACTTGCCGCTGCTGGCCCTAATACGGCGGTAGCTAATAGTGCGGGCACCACCCTAATAACTTTCTCAAAGAAATTAGGCTTATCTACCTTAAACGTCCTAATCTCACCGTAGGTAAAGGGGTCATATAGGTACTCAGACCCATCACCGTCATATCTAAGAGGCGTTACGTCGTATTTAGCGTATAGAGCTTGCAGCATTGGGTCACGTTTGTGAGCCTCTTGTAGGGCGTCTTCATAACTAAAGCCCTCTACTATCTGCAAGTAAGGTAGTTGTTCAGATAAGATAGGCTCTACAAAAGAATTAAACTCTGCCAAACGCTGTGAAGATGAGCTTGTATGCGCTTTAAGGTTTCCCCCAAATCTACCTAGCTTTTGCTCTGTGGGTTCTATTTCGTACCCATAGTGGTCACTAAGAGCAGATGCAATATCAGATGATTTTTGTAAATCACCAACACTTGAATAAGCAGCTACAGCATCTTCTCGTGTAGCAGGAGATAGAAAGTCTTGTAGGTAATCGGGGGCTTTTACTTTGTCGAAGTATGTCCTTCTATCAACACGTACTTCGTCAGAAGGCATCTCGCCACCAGCGATAGTTGCTTCTCCACCTACAACATCAAAAGGAGAAAGAATCCCACTTTCGGTTCGTAAGATTTCTCTAAAACCTACATCGTAGAAACTGTCTACCCGATCAACGTTGTCAATCTCAAAGTAATCTGCACCCTCATTCAGTTTCTTTTTGTAGCTATCAACCGCGCCACCTAAAAGCCTATAGCCTTGGGATAAGTCGTTAACTACAGGCACAGTGGAATTACTGCGTTTAACATCCGCGTTAATTTCATCTATTCGTTTTTGTAGCGTAGGCGCTCTTTCCGGCGTAGTAGGTGTTACCGGCTTGGGCGCTACGACTGTAGGTTCGGGTATAAACTCACCGGCACTTACAGGCTGACCTACTCTGTTTGGTGGTGTTACTGGTGCAGGTTTAGGTGCAACACGTTTTTTAACAACCTGTGAATTTGTCTCAGGTATAAACTCGCCGCCGCTTACAGGTCTACCTACTCTGTTTGGTGGTGCAATAGGTGCAGTAGGTGTATACGAGGGCATCTCGCCACCAAACATAGTTGCTTCTCCACCTACAACATCAAAAGCAGACCCAAAATTTGGGCCTATAGAGGTGTAAGCCCTTCCAACAGGTACTACAGGTTGAGGCTTAGGCGTTGCACGACTAGCACGAGATGGTGTAGTTGGTGCGGAGGGGCGTCTTGTTACAGGTGTGGGTCTAGGAGCTACAGAAGCCGGGGCGGGTATACGCACAGGAGGTGCTACGCCAACAGGTGCGGGGAACCCTCCTAACCCAAACCGACCAAGATCTCCGGCAGTAGGAACCTTACTAGGATCAAAAAAACCACCTAGCCCAGAAAAATCTAGGTTACCTAAGTTAATTGGGCCGAAGTTACCTATCATTACGTAACCTCCAGTAAACTGGCTACAACGTGTAACCTGTTAGCGGTTGCGGCAGTGACTTTCAATATCTCCGACTCTTCTACCACTATAGGTGCAGTAAGCAGTTCTACTGTGGCGTTAGCGCCAACAGCCTTGACCTTAAATACACTGAACACCGCAGTAGCAGCATCGGTAAGCGTTACCGTTATAGTATCAGCGTTGCCAGAATCTTCTGACACGAGTATAGACTTAACAATCGCAGTCTTTGCTGTTGGGCATGTGTACAGCGTAGTTGCGTTAGTGGTAGTCAAATCTACCTTTGCGTTTTTGTATTGATTAGCCAAGGAACCACACCTGCGCTTGAGATTCAGTAGAAACGGCTGCTTCTTTTATGCTCTCATCTAGCTGATTAAAGTATATACGCAATACGTTATTAAACTGCTCAAACGACACCTGCGTGTATTCTTTTGGGGGTGTAGGTAGCCGAGGTGCTATGGAATTGTAAGTAGTCACTATCGCCTCCCATCAGGACGTATATCAAGCCTTGGTGCTCCAAGCTGCCACTGCACGCCTAAATCTGCTGACTGCACCTTTATGGATAACTGCCTGCCCCGCACTCGCGTGTTTATCTGTGTGGTGTACTTTTCGACAGGTACTGTTGCAGATCTCACGACGGAGCCACTACTGCTTCCACCCTCTGATGCAGGGCTGTTGTATCCCGAACCTGAAGACTGTAGCGGTAGAAGTTCTAGCGTAGCTGTAGGGCTGTCCGCAGTAGATCCATCAAACGTCAAGTCAGGTAGCACTCGGCGTATAAACGAGAACCTGTCACCATCGTCTATATCGAACTCACCAGAGGTTATAAATGCAGTAATAGCTGCTCTTGTGCCGCTTTCGTTGTCGTCTACACCGTCTTCATGTGTGACTAAGTTGTTGCTGTATGTAGCTGCAACAGGGAACTGCCTAATACCTGTATCAAGCCACGCAGAACGAGCCAAACTGCCAAAATACCAAATACCTTGTGCATGGTTGTACACAACATACTTGTCTACAGTGGTTGAACTAGCTGACGGATAAAACCACCAAACTTCGTCAAACCCTTCGTTTGTACCCGCAAATACCTGTTCTATCTGTTCGTAGTTTATATCGTTAAATACATGACGTTTTAGATCACATGGTAAGTTTTTGACGGTGCCGTCGTATACGTAGAAGGAATCAAGCCCCATCCAGTAAGTGACTCCATCCGAGAAAGAAGCAGCGTTTTGAGAAGCTATAGATACGTTATCTGCAAGAAGCTGAGACCCCCACACAATCGTACCGCCTAGATACTGCAATGCGTACAGCGCAGAGTTTGTCCACACCAGTATTTCTTGGCGGGACTGCAACGCACCTATTATTTCAGAACCTTTAGACAGACGCAGATCACCCGCTTGGTTAGTAGCACTAGGAGTCCAGTTAGTAACGTCTTCTTGGTCTGACCATCGAATAAGCATGGGGTCTTGTACCGCAGAACCTAGCGTATTGGCTCCAAAACAGAACACAAAACGACTTACATCGGATACAAGTATAAAGTTTTGTTTTGTTGGCGTATTAGAAGCGCCCGATAGAGAAGATAGCTCTACTGCGCGGGTCTCAAGACCTCCAGAAGCATCCCAGTAGTAGATACTGTCACCACGAGGGCCAAATACTAAATCTTCGCCGAAATTAGACTGGCTAAACAAACGCAAAGAGTCTGTAGAAGTAGATCCATTACCCCATGTACCTTCATTCCACCCACCAGCACCCCAACCAACTAAAGGCACAACAAACTCTGGGCCAATGTTTATCTGGTATTTTGCCGTTACAGAACCCCCACCAGTGGCAGATGATGAAGCTGCGCTGCTTGATTCTATGGTGTAGGTGTTGCCGGTAGAGTACGTTATCTGAAACTCTCCGTTTAGGGTCAGCCCACCCGCAGCAGAAGCTCCGCTAAACGTGACAAAATCACCGTTTATGTAGCCTCCATTGGCATCTGTAACAGTGACAGTGGTAGAGCCAGAAACAGTCGTAAAAGGATTAGTAAGAGACACACCAGACGGCGTACGTTCAGGCGTCACATCAAAGTATTCTCCACCCTTTTCTACGTAAAACTTGAGGTTAGTGCCGACACCAAGGAGATTTTGACCTTCTAACGTAACCCAATTGAATAGAGAACGTGCAACACCAAGGAACGTATTACCAGATATTTGCTGCCATCCACCTATTTTTTCGGGGTACCCAGCACGAAAACGTACTTTATCGCAGTCAGCCCAGCCTTCTTCATCTACATAACGTGTAACTTCTTTGTTCACACCGGGGCGTAGGGTTAACTTACGTAGTGGCATTACTGGTACTCACCGTCGCGGATCATTTCGGTTACACGAAGCGCCCTCGTCCCAACTTGCTTCGCCCATTTGCTATCCATGAATTCGTCCGCCGCAATATCGAACTGCTCGCGTGACATGGCCTCTAAAGCGTTCACAAAGCCACGCAGTCTGGTCAGACCAAGGTTGAAGCACATGTCGATCATGGCATCTTGCCGCGCTTCGTTAATGCCATTAAACCAGAAATATGTGTCTGCAAGCTCGCTTTTTACTCGCGCTATGTCATTTGCCAACAAGTATTCGATTTCATCATCAGACAACCCAAGGCCAGACTCTGAGACGTTTCTGCCAACACCTATGGTTTCAAACCCCTGACTGCATTTATAGACTTTAGACTTGACGCCTTCATGGCGCTTTATCATTTCGACTAGCTTGCTCATCACCTCTCCCGTGCTACGGAATTGACCTTCTCGTAGCTTCTCATTGCGCCCAATCCGAGCATACCCATCATAACGGGCACAAGAAGCGTTGTATCTACCTCTGGCACATCTACCCAGATGCTGATTATGTTGGCGATGATGGTGTTGTAGAGCAGGCCCAACGCACAGATCCAGCCAATAGCAGGTCGCCACCCCGCTACAAATAACGACTTATGTGCAGCTTCCATCTTGTTGATTTCAAGCTGGCCCTTGAGTGCTTCCTGCGCGTGGCGCTCTGACATAGTTGCGATCTCGTGTGCCAGCGCATTCTTCTGATCTTTGTCTTCGATGAACTTATCTAACAGCCCTGTAACCGGCTCAATCAGTTGTCCGACTAAACTCATAATCTATTTCCTATTTGACCAAGCCTGCGCCCCAAAAAACGCAGCCAGTATACCTGCAACGGATACAAAGTAGACCGCAGCCATATCGCCCAGAATAGATGCTGCTTGATTCAGCCCAAAAAGCTCTGATGCCACGACCAAGCTGGGATATAACAGCATCCCCCATAAGGCAAACCAACTCATAGCACGTTGAGCATCGGCTCGTTCATGCCGTAACCGCAGCTCCTGCAACTCCTTGCTAGTTTGTAGCTCTTCGTCGGTGACTACACCATCCCCATCCGCATCGTATTCGGCGTATTCAGAGCCTTCTTGTAACTTCTTAGCTGCCATTAGTCGTATGTCTTTGTGTTTTGATTGATACGCTTAGGTATACAGTAGGCGCTGATATTGGTTTGTCGCTGTACTCTGCGGTCTTTGACCAGATCTACCTTGCCCGACTCGACCCACTGTGCAAACTGATTGCACCGTTGAATATTGCGAAAATAGAACTGATCGGCAATCGGCTCACCTTCAACAAGCACTACTAGCAGGAACGCCATTATCATCCGTATAGTCTCAATATGATTGCAAAACCCCCGGCGATTATCGCTCCACCAATAATCAAAGTGGTGCCTCCCACTAAAAACTGATTAATAAGATGTTCGCGCTCTTTCCGCTTACGAACAAGCATTTGTGCGTGCGCTCTTCGGTCATGCTCTTGCTGTCTAATGGCATTGTCATAATCCTCTAACAGCTTAGGGTCTGCGACGAGTAACAAATCCCTAAGATCTTTTTGGTATCGCTCCTGCGACCTACGCAACATCTGTAGCTTCAAGATGTCGTGTTTTGATAACGGGCTAAACGTCGAAGCCTTACGGTCTATCTCAAACGTGTTAAGAGCTTCACCGAAGTCCGATACCAAGGACATCGCCTGCTGGACGTTAGCCTTGCCCTCATTCACATTTTGAATGACCGAATTGATCTGCTGGAGCAACATGCCAGCGGCTGCAACAGACTCAATAATCATGGCTTACCCCATAAAGAACTGCGGCAAAGCCGCTGCGGCAATTAACGCATACAACCCGTAGATAAGATGTTCTAGGTGCTTAAACTTGTCAGAGCCTTCTGCAAGGCGCTCTTCAATACGCTGGTAGCGCAAGGCACACTCCCGCTCATGGGCGTTCACTTCGTTTAGTGCTTTTTCGCCTGCGTCACTCACTTCTTCTTCTTCTTTTTCGCCAAAGTCTTTTCAATTCGATCTGCTTGACCGGCGTGAAGTTTGGAAGCCCCGCGAAGTTCTTTTATCAGCTTCCTTTTTTGTACATCACTGAGTTCAGCCATTGTTAGCTCCTAAACGCTTATGTTGACTCGTTGAGTAGGCGCTAATGGTTGCGCCTCTACCTTGTTACCTTCTTTGGTGTACATAGTCGGTATGATCGTTTCCACCGCCTCGCGCACAGTCTCGCCTTCAGCGCCTGTTCTTAACCGCTCTTGTTTCTGTACGGCTATCTGCTTCCAACTAATCTGAGCAGTATCACTAATGCTTATGTCCATTTTGCTGTCCCTCTACAGGAAAACAATTGATATTGGCGGCTACTGTCCTTCGCTCGCCTTCCCCCTGAAACGGATACACCATATGCTGCATCCACGATGGAAACATATATAACCGTCCCACCTGCGGCCTGACTACGACATTCTGCGTAGGCTTGAGCCGTTCTCTATCCCATGTGCTGCTCTGTCCGTAGTTGAAGCACAAACAGCCATCTGACTCACCAGAGGCGTTATACAGCCCGTATTCTTGCGATCCCGGCCTTGGCCCCTGCACTATCTGTGGCGGCACCTTAGTCCATGTCGTACAGCTAATGCCCATCACCGTCTTCGTGCCGTGGTCATGGATCGGGTTGTAATCGCCCTCGTAGCTGTGGACTGACCATAGCTCATCCATTTCGACGTTTCTGTTACCGTCCAGCGACTGACCAGATTGGGCCATAAACTGGTTAATATACGTCACGCCCATCTCGCACAAGAACCTAGAAAACGGTGCCAGCCTTGGATCTTCGTGATCCATTACAAGCTGCTCACCTGTCTTGATCTGACCAACCAGCGTATGCGCTGCGCTAACCTTATCGTCCTGTGTAACTAGCTCATCAAGGTAGTCGTTACAGGACTCAACAAACTCTGTCGGGATGTCCAACTCCATCAGAAACACTGACGGCAGTGGGTGCATCTGAAACTGTATTTCAGCCATTTACGACTTCTTCAGTCTCTTCCTCGCCTTCTTCGTCCTCTTCTGGCTCAACGAGTTGCGCGTCAGCTTGTACCTTAATCTTCATCATCAAAGGCCAAGTGCCTGACTTACTTGGCATATCGCCAAGGATCGCTAGGATTGCGTTGATCTCGTTTTCTTCTAGGCTAATTTGCACGGTCTATTTTTCCTTATGGTGTATATGCTTTGGCTGCGGTAACAGCACTGTCGATAGCAGAAAAGTCTTCTGACCCCCAATCGCCTAGCGCCTTGCCGTATTCAAGGTATCCAGAGCTACGCAAAACCTTTTCCTGCTTTTCAGCATTCGTCAGGTCATTGCCATACTCGTTGTTTGCATCTAGCACGCTGGTAATGACATTAGCGCCATCTAGCATCGCTTGATACATCTTGGCTTTTTCTTCGTCGGTACGGGCTACTGCTTCTTCAGACATGATGTCCTCCTTATGATTCCAGCGCGGCGACACGCGCTGTAAGTGCTGTGATGATTGCATCTTGGTCTTGGATTGCTTTGACTAAGATAGGTACGAACTTTTCGTACTGAAGGCCCATCTGCTTACCATCTTCAGAACAGCTAGATACTAGATTGGTCTTGTTGTCTTTGTTGTACCCTGCGGCAATTTCTAAGGCTTCTACTTCTTGAGCTTTAAAACCTATGTCTAGCCAGTCTTCTTTGTGAGTGCCATCTGGAGTTTGTGCTGAAAGATCATAGTCAGCGGCAGTGTTGTCACCATATTTTGAGCGTTTATCCCACTTGTAGGTGAAAGGCGATAAAGACTTAACAAAATCTAAACCGAGGTCTAAAGGCGTGAAGTCTGTTTTGTCTCTTGCATCAGAAGCTATTGTTAACGATATTTGAATGTGCGCTGCCGTATGGTCTGCATTGCCTATCCCAATTATGTTACTGCCTGTTGTGACATTTCCTCCCGGCCTACCTGTCAGCAAAGCTCCATAGCCGATAGCCATGTTATTGTTTCCAGACGTAATCGAATTACCCGCAACCGTTCCGATACATTGATTGTAACTAGCGCCTTGCGTTGCGCTGCCTAAAGCTGCGTACCCTAGAGCCGTATTTTGTATGCCGTCCGTAAAAGTTTGACCAGTATTATTGCCGATGAGCGTGTTAGCGGTTCCCGTGGTTACATTTAAACCAGCAAAATAACCAACGGCGGTATTGTTGCTGTCAGTTGCTGATGTAAAGTTTTGATTAGCTAACGCACTAGCGCCAATAGCTGTTGTATTACTGCCTAAAGTATCTGCGGTTAAAGCAAATATTCCTAAAGCTGTATTGTCATCAGCATCCGTAAGAGCATCGCCAGCTTGGCCACCCACTATGGTGTTCTGGATTCCCGTGGTGACTGACAGACCTGCATTTGAACCTACGGCGACATTGTTACCTGACCCAGATCCTATGTTTTGAGCCTTTAAAGCTTGAAAACCTACTGCTACATTTACCTCGGCTCCTGTTTCCCCGCTCAATGCCTCATACCCAACGGCAGTGTTAGCATCTGCGGTAGTAATCGCATCTCCAGCAAGACCGCCAACGAGGGTTGTACGATCTCCCGTGGTGACTGCATCTCCAGCAGCGTATCCAATAGCCACGTTGTATGCGTTTGTCGCAGTAGTGAAGTTTTGATTTTGAAGTGCAGACCTGCCTAAAGCTGTTGATCGACTTCCTAGAGTATCTGCCGTGAGAGCGTTGTAGCCCAAGGCAACATTGTCTGAGCCTTCCGTAAAAGCATCGCCAGCTTCGCCACCAAGGATAGTGTTTTTAGTTCCTGTGGTGACTGATTCACCCGCAGCGTAGCCCATAGCCGTATTGTAAGAGTCTGTAGCCGTAGTAAAGTTTTGTGTGGCTAATGCCCTGCGACCTACAGCGACACTTCTTGAACCTAAAGTGTCTCCAGTTAAAGCCTGATAACCTAAAGCTACGTTGTAATCTGCATCAGTTAGTGCATCCCCAGCAAGACCACCCACCAAGGTGTTTTGAATGCCCGTGGTGACTGAGACTCCTGCGTTGAAACCGACTGCCGTATTGTAAACATCCGTAGCCGAAGAAAAGCCTTGAATTGCCAATGCTCCAGAGCCTATAGCGGTTGATTTGCTACCTTTAATATCAGATGTAAGTGCGTTTATACCTACGGCTGTATTGTTACTACCTTCCGTGAGAGCATCACCAGCAAGACCACCCACTATAGTGTTCTGAACGCCCGTGGTGACTGCCGCGCCTGCTTCATACCCAACCGCCGTATTATAAGAATCTGTAGACGCAGTAAAGTTTTGTACCTTTAAAGTACCTCTACCCAAAGCGGTCGATTTGTTCCCTGCAACATCACTACCTAAAGCACTCAAACCGAAAGCGACATTTTCATTGCCGGTGGTTAAAGCGTCTCCCGTAAGATTCCCCACTAACGTGTTAAACGCACCAGAGGTTATTGTTGTACCTGCGTGATAACCAACGGCAACATTATGACTAGCACCATCAATATTTTGTGCGCCTAACGCATTCGTGCCGATAGCAATTGATTTCGTGCCAGTATCTTCGGCATCCAGTGCGGCATAGCCGATAGCAACATTGTCATCCCCCGTAGTCAAAGCCGTACCCGCTTCATCGCCCACAACCACGTTGTAGTTGCCGCCAGAGGTAGAGTGC